CCTTATTTTTCCTCCGGGGGGATTTTTGGGCGAAGCAATCCGGTCCCGGGCCGGCTGTGGGCCGCTTTGAAACACAGTCGTAAGTACTTCAAACCTGCTTGAAAGGATTCCGGCATGCCGACAATCAAGAACAGACGAGCTTCAAAGTCTCAGTGGGCTGCCAGAAACTCAGTGCTTGCTACTGGTGAGATGGGCGTCGAAATCGACACCAACAAGTTCAAGATCGGTAACGGTGTCTCAGCTTGGAACGACCTTCCGTATTTCGTCGACGAGACTGCGATCAACAACAAGAGTTCGTTGACAGTCAACATGGAAGACGTCGTCGGCTTCAACGATGGCGTGACTGATCAAGGGCCGGCGCTTCTCACCGCCATTGCGTCTCTTCCCGTGAAGCCCAATGCCTTTGGTGCGGTCGGCACTGTTTACTTTCCCGCTGGCAACTGGGTCATCTCGGGTTCATTCTCCAACAGTGAAGCCAAGCGGTTCAACATCGTTGGCGAAGGCGCCATGGTCACCACGATCAAGCGTCCTTCGGGTCAGGACAACACCGACCTCTTCACTCTGAACGCCAAGCACACTTTCATTAGCGGAGTCACCATCGAGGGTGGTCGATACCAAGGCAACACCGGTGACTCGGTTGTGCTCAATGGTGCCTACACTCGATTCGAGCGATCGGTCATCACCAAGTCTGGTGGTAACGGGTTGACCATCGGCAAGGCCGGCGCCGCTATCGTTCACACTCTGCACTCTTTGCTCTTCCGCGAGAATGCTAAGTATGGAATCCACACCGTTGCGTCGAGTGGCTCCACCGATGGTATGTGGTCCGACGTCGAGGTTGGCAACAGCGGTCTCTCCGGGGTCCGACTCAGTACTGGCGCTCAGAACATCTCGAACCTTCATGTCTGGGGTTCAGGACTTGAGTCGACAGCCGACCGAGACGGCATCTGGTTGGAGTCCGGTTCGAACCAGCTGACCAACTGGCAGTCCGAGAAGAATCTCGGTCGAGGCGTTCGTATCACAAGCGATAGTAATGTGTTGACTGGTGGTCGTGCTTGGGGCAACTGCCTCGGTGCGGTCTACCTTCTCTCGGCAAACTACAACATGGTTGCCAACAACATTTTCTGTCGCAACTCGGTGAACAACACTTCGGGTTCGACATCGACTTCGTTCGCGGTCGTGTTCCTCGATGGCGCTTCGACTCGCAACTCTTTCGGAAACAACAACTTCTGGGATACGGCGACAGAGATGCCGGCTGGCACTTACGTCACTCAGCCGACTTATCCTTACCCGGGCCGAACCGCCGTTCGAACTCATGCGCTCTTGTACGCCGAAGCCGGTACCTCCGACTACAACGTGCTCGTTGCCAATGATGTTCCTCGCGAGTTGACTCGCCTTGGGTCTTCGGTTCTCCCTTACGTTATTGTCGGCAACAACGATCTGATCGAGAACAACAACTGGGGCTCTACCATAGTTCCGGATCGATCTGTTGTCAGTGGAGCTGTTCGTGTTCCCGCCGACTCCAACGTTATTACAGTCTCCGCTTCGACCGAGATCACTTCTGTGCTCGGTCATCGCAGAGGTCGAGAGATCACAATCATCTTCACCGCTGCAACCCCAGGAGTCGTTCGAGACAACGGCACAACACTCAACCTTGCTGGTGATTTTACACCGTCCAAGGGTGGGACGTTGCAGTTGGTCTCCGACGGAACGAACTGGTATGAGACTGGAAGGTCGACAAACTAACCAATCTCTTTCATCTGCAACCGCTACACAAGAGAGTCGGGGTCATGCCAACAATCAAGAACAGACGAGCCTCTGGAATTACATGGGCGACAATCAATCCTGTCTTGGCTGCGGGTGAGATTGGTTTAGAGATCGACACCACCAAGTTCAAGATCGGTAACGGTCTGTCCCGGTGGAGCGAACTCAAGTATTTCGTAACAGAAGATGGCCTCGACGAACTCTACGTTCGAGACGATGCGCTCAACGCTGCAGTCGCCGAGATCATCGCTGCCGATTCGACGGTGGTGGATGCTGCCGAACAGGCCGTCGCTGCTGAACTTGCGAACGCCGGTGTCCTCACCAAGTCCGATGCCAGTCAAGGCTTCGTGCTCGAGCAGTTCGACAACGATGCCGGCGCCGCATTTTCGATCACCGACTCCGAGGGTCGACGATCCTGGATCGAGATCGGCAAGGATGGCAAGCCGACTCCTCACGCCGTCTCTCTTCTGAAGACGGTCCTCGGAATCACCGAAGGAGCTGGCGTCAACTACGTCGAGATCAAGGAAGGTTACGGTGTAGCCCTCTCGGTCGTCGACAAGGATGATCGTCGCTCCTGGATTGAGATCGGTCTGGACGGAAAGCCGACGGATCACACAGTCGCTCTTCTCACCACCGCTTTGGGTGTCGAGAATGTCGGTGCGATCAATGAGTCGACGCCTATCGAGGTCGGAAACTACAACATCGAGGTCCGCCCGAATGGTGATGGCACTTCGAAGTTGCTCTCCAGCGATCGAGACACTGGTGTGCTCACGCTCATTCGTGAAGGACTCGTTCTCGATCCTCGACCTCTCGACGACACTTCGTTTGCCTACCGGTACCGCGAAACTTCTGCTGATCCGTGGCAGTCGTTCTTTGCTCCCGCTGCCGGAGGTCAATCGAACCTCATGATTCCGTGGTACCAGTGGGTGGCTTGGGGCGACAGCCTCACTTATTCTTCTGGTGCTCAGTGGGAGAAGGAGATCGAGCGTCTTCTCGGCATTCGAGTTGTCGATCGTGGTGTGTCCGGTGAACGAGCCGAAGCCATCGCATATCGTCAGGGTGGTCTTACCGCTCAGGTGACTGTCGTCGGTGGAAGCATTCCTGCCTCAGGTACCGTCGAGATCACCATTGCCGGGACTCCGTTCCGACCAAACCAGTATGAGAGCGCTGGAGCCCATCGTGGATCTCTGGCTGGCGTGCATGGCGAAATTCTGCCTCGCGCCGTCGACACCGATCCGATGCTGTTTCAGCGAACCACCCCTGGCGATGCGGTTTCGGTTTCCGGGGCGACTCCCTGGGTTTCCGATGACGCTGAGACCTATCGAGACTGGGGCAACATCATCTGGGTTGGTCGAAACTCTCTGGCTACCGATGTTTCCAAGACTGATCCGGCGAACTCGGCTGCTGCTAGATCTGTTGCAGCTATGGTCGCCAACATCAAGTCTCGAACCAAGCGCTTCATCATTTTCCCAGTCACAAATGGTTTGAACGAGGGTACCGGAACCGACACTTACGATCGGGTTCGAGCTCACGAAGACTATCTGGCGGCAACTTATCCCGACAACTTCCTCAACATCCGTCGGGCACTGATCGACGATGGTCTTGAGATGGCTGGCATCACGCCGACTGCTCAGGATCTTGCGGATGTCGCAGCAGACACCATTCCGGCGTCTCTGCGCTCCGACTACATTCACCACACGACCGCGGCTTACGTCAAGGTCATCGCTCCGACGGTTGCTGACTTCATCACTGCGAAAGGCTGGACCCCATGACCGCCCTGAAGCTCACTGTTCCACTGGCGTTCTCGGACACCTCCCTTCCGATTCTGAAGTCGGACCCAATGTTGAATGCTGGTTCGCTGGCGCTCTTCGAACCGATGCATCCCATCGAACAGTGGGCTGCTGGTGTTCCCGGATCTGGCGCAACCATCAAGAATCTTGCGTCGAAGTTCGCTACTCCTCTGTTGGGTTCGACCATCGACGGCACGTTCATCAACGGTGGCTTCACCGATGCGACGTCCGGCAAGATCGAACGGACCGCCAAGGGTGGCGTTCACGGAATCGTCAGCCAGGCAAAGGATGCTGGTCCACATACCTCCACGGCTGCGGGTCTCACTCTGCCGACAGCGTTGTGGGATTACGTGGCAGCTCATCCGACCAACGACTACTACATGTCGTTCTGGGCTCAAACCACTCGTGGCGCAGTGTCCGGAAAGTTCCCGGTCATGGCGATCCTTTCCGAGGGAAGTACCACAGCCAACTACCTGTATGTGGTTCAGAACTCGACTCGTCCGTCGGCGACCAACGACGCCGCATCGTTCATCGGTGGTCGAGGCAACATCAATGATCCGGGCCCGATCGTTCGAAACGTCGGTGTGAGTCAGGTCAGCGGCGTCATGAACCCCTCCGCAACCACGAAGTCTCGCGAGTTCGGTTGGGGTCGTTACCGAGGAAGCTCTTCGGGTCACTTCTCCTGGATCTTCTACCGCTTCTACATGGAGGATCTCACGGTCTCGGGTCGAACCTACGCCCAGGCCGATGCAGCCGACTTGACTCTCAAGGGTCAGGCCTTCGGTGCCGGCGGTCGTTACGCTAACGACACCTTCACCGATCCCGCCACGATCCCCTGATAGACAACCGTCAAAATGGTAGTTCACTAACAAGCTAACGATAGAGAAGGTCGGGGACATGCCTACCATCAAGAACAGACGAGCACCAAAGTCTCAATGGTCCGCCGCCAATCCTGTCTTGGCTGCTGGTGAGATCGGCTACGAGATCGACACGAACAAGCTCAAGGTCGGAGATGGAGTCAAGACTTGGGAACAACTTACCTACTTCGTAGATGAGAACGCGCTCAAGAACAACTTCACTCCGGCTTTGGCTCCGGGTTGGTCTCAGCGGTGGTTCGGTGGAGCGATTCGCAACCTGGGTTCTGCTGGTGGTTACTGGCAGCCCATCGATGACGGAGCTCACTGGCCTTTCGGGATGCCGAGTGTCGTCACCACTACCGTCGGAATCGAGGTCAACTACGACTTCGAAGCTGCCGGTATCGGAACCGTCATCGTCTCTCCCGATGAGACTCTCTCGACTCAGGGTTGGTCTGCCGGCGCTTCAGTCGAGAAGAACAAAGCCACCCTCAAGATCGGTCGCAACAAGACAATCGCTGATCGTTTGACATGGAATGGGACCTCTTGGGTCTCTCTCTATGGTGTGGCGAGTGTCTCGTGGGATACTTCCGGCGGTGGCCAGATGATCGTCTCTCACGAGAAGATGCTTGGACAGTCTTACTCCGTGTCGGCTGCCGGTGGCGTTGTTGACGCTGTACTGTCGACTTCCGGCCCTAACGATCCGGGAACTAAGACTCACATTCAGCTCTTCGACAAGACGACCAACGCTCAGATCACCACAAATGCGGCGGTTCCTAACAACACGAGAGTCTACATCTCTCGAACGGATGCGTTCGCCAACGGTTCGATCAACCCTCAGTCTGCTCCTGATCAGACGGAGCTTCCGAACTCCAACCTCTGGATCTTTGGCGTTCATCATACCGCTCCTCGGCCCAACTAGAGAAAGAGAATCGTCATGCCGACAATCAAGAATAGGCGAGCGCCGGCATCTCAATGGGCTGCCTCAAACCCTGTGTTGGCCTCTGGGGAGATCGGCATTGAGCTAGATACCAACAAGTTTAAGGTCGGTAATGGCGTCAATGCTTGGGGTACTCTACCTTATTTTGTTGATGAACTTGCGATTCGAGCTCTTGCTCCGACGTCCTTCATGGATAATCGTGACAAGGCTTTGCTCGTCGGATCGTCCACCATGGCCGGAATGGGTACGCGCCTTCAAGCGGCCTTGACCAGTCGAGGTGTTGAAGGTACTTTCAATCGAACTGCGGTCGGTTCTTGGCAGGCCTCGCACATCTCTGCGGCTGTTGGCACCCGACCTCTCGTCGCAGAGACGTTCGTTATTCCGGCCAGTGGTCCGGTAACGGTGAAGCCGATCAATCAGACCGAAGGCAACAACACCGTCGCGGGTGTCACGTTCCCTGGTTGGTTTGGTGACGTCATCGGAATGCTGTCTTCCCCGGCGAATCAGTCTGAGTGGACATTCACTCGCGATGCTCCGGGTCAGGAAGTCACGATTCCGGAAGGAACTCCGTTCCGGCCGAGCGTTCCATCTGGTCGACGACGTGGACTTGTTCTTCTCAACTTCGGAAAGAATTCACTTACCACAACCGTGACTGGTTGGGATGTTGCACAGCTGATTGCTCAGACCGAGACGATCGACTCGTACTTTGGCGGTCCGGACGGACGAGTTCTGGTGATTGGACACTTCGTCAACACCACGACTCCGGCATCGTCGACGACTCGTGACAAGACTAAAGCATACAACGATTACTGTCGACAGAAGTTCGGTGATCGATTCTTCGATCTTGGCGCCTATCTTACCGGCACTCAGGTTTGGGCTGACACGGGCATCACACCCACTTCCGAAGACACTGCCGAGCAGGCTCTCGGAAACAAGCCGCCATCTCTATCTGGAGACAATGGGCATCTCAATGCTTCTGGCTATGACGCCGCCGTTAAGGCGATCATGGCGAGAGTGGACGCTCTGAAGTGGACGCCTCCGCCTCCTCCGCCTTCATGGGTAGTCAAAGCTACTGACGACTTCAATGCATCTGACGGTCTTTTGACTGGTCGTGTTTTGCCGACGGGTGGGCTCACCTGGAAGACGCTTGGTTCCGGAACAAGTCTGAGTATCGTCGGCAATCGAGTCGCGACAACCAGTGGTGTACAGAAGTCCGTCGTGTCTACCGGTTCTGTTGACGGTCGAGTTTCGTTTACGATCACTTCTCTCGGGTCCGATCCAGCAACAAAGTCGGCTCGTCTCCTGGTTCGAGCGAAAGATCAAAGCACGTACTACTTCGCAGCGCCGCGAGTCAGCAATGTGTCCGATGGTCTGTCCATCTGGAAGAATGTCGCCGGAACTCAAACGGCTCTTAAGAGTCACACTTCTTATGTTCCTGTCGTCGGCGACGAGATGGAGTTCGAAGTGGATGGTTCGACGCTTCGTTTGTTCGTCAACGGGGTCGAAAGGTTGGTTGCCACGGACAACGAACTTACAACCGGCGACTTTGGTCTTGAGCTCGGAAGTACTCAGACCACGTTCGACAATTTCAAGGTTTCGACTAAGGCTGCTTAAACACGGCCTTCAAAATGGGAGTTACTGCTCGTTCCCCCACACTATACTAGGAGACAAAGATGGAACTTATGCTTGGTGCTATTCTCTTGCTGATCGCGGCTACGTGGCCGCAAGCTCCATCAGCTCTTCGGTTCTTGTGGGGGAGCGTCCAGGGCTTGTTTGCTACTCGTTATGTAGTAATCAAGTACCATCACACTGCTGATCGATTCGCAACCCACGGGGGAAAGCGTTTTCGGACGATGTTCTGGGCTATGCGACACAATCGGCGAATGAACAATCTGTACACCGCTTCTCGGGTGAAGTTTCATGTTCCCGAGATCGAATACTTCTACACAGTGAAGCCGTTGGTTGCGTTAACTTAGACGAAAGATCAGTGCCATGCCGACAATCAGACACCGCCGAGCTTCGAAAGCTCAGTGGGAATCGCAGAATCCAGTGCTCGCCTCCGGCGAAATCGGATACGAGATTGGAACCAACAAACTCAAGGTTGGTGATGGTCTAACTGCTTGGAAAGATCTCACCTACTTCATTGATGAGGCGTTTGTTCGTAGTTTGATCGGGTCGGGTGGCGGCGGAGGCGGTGGAGCTTCTATCGATGATGCTTCTGTCGATGCTCTTGACAAGGCTTGGTCGGCAAACAAGCTTACCAAGTCTTTACAAGGCTATACATTGAGCATGACAACCGGCGAGATCAAAAACATTCAGACCAATGAGCCCGCCACGTTCGCAGATCTCAACGGTTTGTCCATGGCGGCGGCTTATGCTTACGCCTATGGTATGGAAGCCTACAACAAAGCTTCCCTTCTCAAGGTTATGACGACAGAAACCAAACAAGTCTATCCCGGTCCGCTGGCTGTTGGGACCAGCCCAGAACAGTATGGGTTCCACAGGATTCCGACTCGCATGGGTGATCTCAACTACATCTATCCGTACATGGTTTGTTTGGATACGCCATCCACCAGCGGCGACGTGGTTTTTCAGCTCTCCTTTGAGCATCACAGCGGGACTGTTTGGTCTACTGCTCCAATTACGATTCCTCAGGGTAAGACCTTTTTCGAGATCAATCGGAGTGCTGACGACCAGCTAAATTCCGTTATGATCGAAAAGGGTGCGAATGGGGATGACGTCGGAGTTCATTCTTGTCGAGCCAACATCACTCAGGCTGGGACTGGAGCCACGGGTTTGACCGTATCCATTATTCGTTCGAGTAAGCCTATTTCGTAAAGGAGGAACGTATGGCAACTCGCCGCAAGGCTGAACCAAAAGACCAGCCCGAACATCCGCGGCGTCGCCCAGCAACTACTCCCGAAGCTCGTGAAAACCAACTCATTTCTTTGGCTGTAGACCTAGCCGAGCGACAGCTCAAGGACGGAACCGCGTCCAGCCAGGTCATCACTCATTATTTGAAGGCGAGTTCCTCTCGGGAGAAGCTTGAGCAGGAACGTCTTAGGAACGAAAACATCCTTCTCAAGGCCAAGGCTGAAGCTATTGCTTCGCAGAAGCGTATTGAAGAGATGTACGGCAAGGCTCTCGATGCCATGCGAAGTTATTCCGGACAGAGTCCGAACCAGGGGGACGACGATGAGGATTAGACGTTATTCTGAACTCAAACAGATTGACACCTTCATCGAGCGCTTCCGATACCTGGCTCTTCCGGGCGATGTCGGCGCTTGCACCTTCGGGTTTGACCGACACATCAATCAAGCGTTCTACCGGTCCACCGAATGGCGTCAAATTCGACATCACGTGATTGCTCGAGATCTGGGGTGTGATCTTGGGATTGAGAATCGTGAAATCTACGACAAGATTCTGATTCATCACATGAATCCGATGAACGTCTCCGATATTACCGAAGGTAACTCGGCGATTATCGATCCTGAGTTCTTGATCTGCACGTCACACAAGACGCACAACGCCATCCACTTCGGTGACGAGAACCAACTTCCGAAACCGATGGTCGAAAGACGGCCCGGAGACACTAAACTCTGGTAAGGAGTGCTCGTGGCGTTTCAACCTAATCCGGGCCATCGAGGAGATCCGCTATTTTTGGTGGATGTTCTTCGTGCGTTCGGAGTCAAAGTCAAAGAGTTCGACGCTTGGCGTGATCGTGGCCAGGGAGATTTCTTCACCATTTGGGGCGTCATCGCCCATCATACCGGATCGAACAATGCGTCGGCGGCATCCATTGCTTACGGTCACGAGGGTCTGAAGGGACTTCTCTCTCAGATTCATCTGGATCGAAATGGTGTCGCCACCATCACCGGTGCGGGTATTGCTTGGCATGCCGGTGTTGGATCTTGGCCTGGAATTCAAACCAACAACGCAAACGCTGTGACGATCGGTGTCGAAGCGAACTCCGACGGTGTTTCGCCTTGGCCTCCAGAGATGCTGGATGCCTACCATCGGATCTGCGCAGCAATCTGTTGGTTCCTCGGCCACTCCTCTCTCCGAACTATCGGCCACAAAGAATGGGCCAAGGTTCAGGGGAAGTGGGATCCGGGCGGAATCGACATGGCTCAGTTCCGAGCCAAGGTTCAGTACTACATCGACCATCCGCCGTTCATGCCGCCACCACAGCCCGTTACTGAAGCAGGAGAACCAATGGCTTTCTGGGACGATCAAGTACCGACAATTCTTTCGCCTGAGAAGAGTTTCCCTCGTCATGAATACTTGCAGCTCATCGACATGCACGCCTTCTTGGCGAACACGCAGTCGAAGCAGGTTCTTGATCAAATGAAGTTGGTTCGAGATGACAATCAGCGCATCCTGAACGAGATGCAGCTCATGCGAGATGACCTCTCTGAGTTGGCTACTGCCGTTCTCAGTGGCGTCAAGAAGGACGGTTAACAATGGCAACGAACGCAGGGGCATTGACCCTGATCAACGATCTGGTCGAAGAAGTCAAGGCTGGTGAGACTCCTCTGGCTCGTAAGGCCAACACAGTCACCGCAGCTATCGGTACGGCTCTCACCATCATCCTCGGCGGAACTACTGCTTGGATCGAGTCGGGAACGAACATTCCGTCGTGGCTTCCCGGTCTGGTGTTTGTTGTCGGCATGTTGGCCACAACCTTCGGCGTCTCCAAGACAAAGAACGGCATGACCGCTTCTGTAGCCGACAAGCTGCATAGCGAGCTTGCTGCTCGAATTGATCTGAACCACATCCACGAACCCATCAACACTCGTGAGGCTGTTCTCCTGGCTTCTTCCGAGGCCGGCGAAGGTCTTGTTGGTGGGACACCCATCCTTGTGCAGAGTGAGGCCAAGGGAAAGCATCGCGCCGCAGAACTTCGCGATGAGGCCGACGCACTGATCGACCAGCACATCAACCAGTTGTAACTAGTCAAAATGGGAGTTTCAGAGAGGAGGTGACCCCACATGTCCGATGGCAGCATTCTCAATAGCACCAAGAAAGTTCTGGGAATCGACGCCGATTACGATGCGTTCGACCTAGATGTGATGATGCACATCAACTCCGCCTTTGCGACTCTGAATCAACTTGGTGTAGGACCCGAAGAGGGGTTCATGATCGAGGATGATACGGCCACGTGGGGTGACTTCATCGGGAACGACAAACGTCTGAACTCAGTTCCGACTTACGTCTACCTCAAGGTTCAGCTTGTGTTCGATCCTCCCGCAACGTCGTTCGTTCTCGAAGCTAAGAAGAAGCAGATCGAAGAGTATGAATGGCGACTCAACGTGGTCGTGGAAGGAGACCGAGCATGACAGAGAACAAGACGTGGTGCATCGTAGCTCTTCCTGAAGAAGAAAGCCCTGTGTGGCGGGAATCGAGCGAAAAGGTTCCTCACATGACGCTTCTCTTCTTGGGTGAGCAGGATGATCCCAAGAAGGCTGAGGAGATCGCCACTTTCCTTCAGCATGCAGTCAACACCAGCCTCACCAAGTTCTCGATGAGTGTCAAGGATCGTGGCGTTCTCGGAGAAGATGACGCTGACGTCCTGTTCTTCGACACGAAGACGGTTCCTCAGCAGCTCATTGAGTTCCGAAAGTTCCTGCTTCAGGACGCCACCATTCGGTCCTGCTACGATTCCGCTTTCCAGTATCCGTCTTGGACACCCCATGTGACAATGGGTTATCCGAAGACGCCGGCAAAGAAGACCAACGATCCATACCCGGTTCGAACGGTTTACTTCGATCGAATCGCATTGTGGGTCATGGACTACGACGGCCCGACGTTCGATCTCGATTGGGAGCGAGGCGATTACGCTGACCCTTACTCCGACTCCGATCAACTTTCTGTTCCAGGAGAATTGGCAATGAGTAGCATGCCCTCACCGAGCAACTTCCGTCATCTCGGGGTTGGTGGAAAGCATACTCCTCCTCGCGATCCTCTGGCTGTTGCTCTCGTCCCCGCAACACAGCGGGCCGAGCGTTCGGCGATCGATATTGCGAACAACGCACGCTATCTCCAGCATTACGCTGCTGGTAAGCGGTTCGACGATCCAGCCGACCCGGTATCGCAGAGCTATATTCGAGAGAACCAGCTGGCCTTTCTCGAACATCTGAACAAGATGGCTGGAGGAACGAAGTTCGAGAAGGAGAAGCGTCGGTATGACATCAGCACTTCGCCCGAGGGCGATTGGGTGCTGTCGACCATCGATCTTCTGACTCATGCTGGTCTCGTTGAGACTCGCATTCGGCCGATCACTGACGACCGCGGTCGCATCTTCAAGTATGCTCTTCTTTCCGATGCCATCGAGCCCGGCGATATTCAAGGCGCCATGATGCATTACGGCATCAAGGGTATGAAGTGGGGCGTTCGACGTAAGGCTGGTGCTGACGGAACGGTCGGCGGAAGTTCTGGCAGTTCGGGTGGCGGCGACAGCGGTGGTTCTGGTGGAGATGGTGGCGGGTCTCCGCTCTCCAGGCTTCGTCAGAAGCAGACCACCAAGCAGAAGATCCAACAGAAGATCAACCGTCCCATGACCGAAGACGCCAAAGATGCGGCAGCTGGTCGGAGGACGTCTGGTCAACACGGTACCGACGCCCTCTCGAACAAGGAGCTCAAAGCTCTTGTCGAGCGGATGAACCTGGAACAGCAGTATGCCCAGCTCCAGGCAAACGGTAAAGCGAAGACCGCTCGTCAGGCAGGTCAGTCGTACATCTCCGAAATTCTTCAGGAGCAGGGTAAGGCTCTTATCGGAGAGGCGATCAACTTCGCCGTCAAGGAAGGCTTCAAGTACGCGTTCGATCAGGCTCGGGGCGGTAGTGGATCTGGTAGCGGTGCTAACCAGGCCAACGCTCAGCGTCTGACTCCGCTCGCCATCGAAGCTGCTCGGCGGGCCATCACTCGGTAATTGAAAGGTATTTGCGATGGGGTTGTCGAACACCGCAGTTCCGATTTACTACGGAAAGTTCCGTGAAGCGGTGCTCAATGGTGAGATTCCGGTAAACCGAGAAATCTCCATGGAGATGAATCGCATCGACGACCTCATCGCAAATGACAACATCTATTACGATGACCAGGCTGTCGAGGGATTCATTCGCTATTGTGAAAACGAGATGACTCTGACCGATGGTTCAGATCTTCATCTCTTGGATTCGTTCAAACTTTGGGCCGAACAAATCTTCGGATGGTACTACTTCGTCGAACGAAGTGTCTACGAACCTTTCGAAGACAATCACGGTGGGCGGTACGTCAACAAGGTTGTGAAGAAACGACTGATCACTAAGCAGTATCTGATCGTCGCCCGAGGCGCAGCCAAGTCGCTCTATGAGTCTCTTCTCCAGAGCTACTTCCTCAATGTCGACACACAGACCACCCATCAGATCACGACCTCGCCGACCATGAAGCAGTCCGAGGAAGTGATGGCCCCGTTCCGAACCGCGATCACTCGTGCAAGAGGACCGCTGTTCGAATTCCTTACCGAGGGTTCTATGCAGAACACCACGGGTAATAGGTTTGCTAGGCAAAAGTTGGCTTCCACCAAGAAGGGTATCGAGAACTTCTTGACGGGCTCCATGCTAGAAGTTCGCCCGATGTCCATCAACAAGCTGCAGGGTCTTCGACCCAAGGTCTCGACGGTGGACGAATGGTTGTCCGGCGACATCCGAGAGGACGTCATCGGCGCCATCGAACAGGGCGCGTCCAAGCTTGACGACTACTTGATCGTTGCCGTCAGCTCGGAGGGAACTGTTCGAAACGGGTCGGGCGACACTATCAAAATGGAACTTGCAGACATCCTCAAGGGGGAGTACTCTGCGCCGCACGTCTCCATCTGGCATTACAAGTTGGACAATCTCGAAGAGGTTGGTCGACCTGAGATGTGGTTGAAGGCGAACCCCAACCTCGGTAAGACCGTAACTTACGAAACTTACCAGTTGGATGTAGAACGAGCTGAGAAAGCGCCTGCATCTCGAAACGATATCTTGGCTAAGCGATTCGGAATCCCTATGGAGGGGTACACCTACTTCTTCACTTATGAAGAGACGATTCCTCATCGTCGTCAAAGCTTCTGGCGTCAGCCTTGTGCTCTCGGCGCTGACCTTTCGCAGGGCGATGATTTCTGTGCGTTCACGTTCTTCTTCCCTCTTCGAAACGGGAAGTTCGGAATCAAGACTCGCAGCTACATCACCGAACTAACGTTGATGAAGTTGCCTGGCGCACTCCGACACAAGTACGACGAATTCGTTGCCGAAGGCAGCTTGCACGTAATGCCCGGCACCATCTTGGAGATGATGGACGTCTACGACGATCTGGATAATCACATCCAAGACTGCGAGTACGACGTTCGAGCTTTCGGATTCGACCCGTACAACGCTAAAGAGTTCGTTGCTCGCTGGGAAGCTGAGAACGGACCGTTTGGTATCGAGAAGGTCATTCAGGGTTCCAAGACCGAATCGGTTCCTCTGGGTGAGCTCAAAATTCTAAGTGAAGAGCGTTGTCTGATCTTCGACGAAAGCCTGATGTCGTTCACGATGGGTAACGCCATCACTCTGGAAGACACGAATGGTAACCGCAAGCTTCTCAAGAAGCGACAGGAAGAGAAGATCGATAACGTCGCAGCCATGATGGATGCCTACATCGCCTACAAGGCGAACAAGGAAGCGTTCATCTAATCGAGAAAGGTGCTCTACAGTGAGCGATCTTAGTTATTCCGCCGTGAAGAGAAGTCCCGAAAAGCATCTCTTTGCTTTCGCTCTCTCGAGCCTTCCGAATCCAGACGACGCTGTGATTGACGGCGACAACACCGAAGGGGAAATCGATGGCAACGTTTGATACCGAAGATTTTCTCGCCCACTACGGCGTTAAGGGAATGAAGTGGGGTGTAACTCGCGCCGCCCCGGAAGTTCGAGTTGCTCGAAAGGCTGCTCGAAAGCAAGCTCGTCGGGATCTCGACACAGTAATGGCTGTGAACGAGATCAAGCGTAGAGAAGCGGCCTCTACTATGACGTCTGGTAAGAAGTTTCTTTCCGACATGGGTGCCGTCGGTAGTGCTTACACCGGGACGAGCATTAGCCGTGCAGCGGGTTACAGCAGAGGGCAAGCTAAAGTTATCTCGATTCTAGGCGGCGGACCTCTTTACGGACCTCTTACCGCCGGCGTTGCTGCGGAGCTCAAGATTCGCAAGGACGTCCGCTCCAGCATTCGATGAGGGGTGGGTGAATCATGAGCTCAGACGTTGATTCCTTCCTTGCCCACTACGGTGTCAAGGGGATGAAGTGGGGTGTTCGTAAGAAAAGTTCTGGTGAATCTTCTGGAGGATCTTCTGAAGAGCATCCCGTTCGGGACCATAACGGTAAACTTTCGCTGAAGAACCCTAAAGTTCGACGTGCTGCCGTTGTTGGTGCTTCTGTCGTTGCTATTGGCGCTGCAGCTTTTGTTGCTTCTCGATACATGGATAAACCAGTCGATACACAAAGCATCAAAAAAGGTGCCGAAAAGGTTGCCGATATTCTGCAGCAACCGACCGACATAATCTACATGTCTAAGCCACATAAAGGTTCAGGATCCAGAACTACTCTAGGGTTTGTTTCTGAAGGACAAACCAAAGACTACTTCAAAATCTTCGATGACGCAGGTCTAAACTCTGATGGGTTTAAGCCGGGCGATTTCAAAAAGTTGAGTAACGGAAACGTTGCCACCTACATCGCGGACATGATGGGTCGAGTTGATAGTGCTGGACGAAAGGTTCCGCATGTTGTTTTGATTCCAGCCGACAAAGCAGTTGGTTTGAACAGCATGGAGGACGTGGTCAAGAAGTATGGGCCAGAGCTAGAGCGTAGGTATCAGACCTACTTGGAGGAACGCCGAAAGACGACGCCGGAAGTGTAGGGAGGTGATTGATACCATGTCTGATATTGATTCCTTCCTCGCCCACTACGGCGTCAAAGGAATGAAGTGGGGTGTCACAAAAGACCAGCATCGCGAGTACAAAGAAGTTGCTTCTCGTGACACCACAAACATGGTCAAACGAGCCGGCTCAACGGTTCAGATGACTCGCTACTTCTCTCAGGGCGGCACTCTGAAGAAGCAGCAGAAGTATACGCAGGATTGGTACGACAAGCTCGAAGGCGGAAAGGAGTTCATCGAAAAGGGTGCTTCTCTAAACCGCGTCGTTCGAGGTGTCGACGACAGAGCCCTTGCCGGTCGCTTGTATGTTTCCAAACTGAAGAGCGACAACGAGATGTACAAAGCTGTCATTCCTGCCGTTCAGAAGAAATTCGCTTTCGGTCAAAAGCAATACCACTCGGTGTATCAGGTGGAGCTCGAAACCAAGAAGCGATTGGCGATGCCTTCTCAGAAAGAACGCGTCGACGCCTTCATCGAAACCATTCAGACGCCTACCGGGCGAGAATGGATGAAGAAGAATGGCTACAAGCGCGAGATCGATGAGCTCAACGCCAAGGAGATGGGCCTCAAGGCGTACAAGAAGTTCAATAAGTATGCTGGCGACCAGGGCTCCAAGATGAATGACGCTTACTTCAACAAACTGAAGTCTCGCGGCTATGATGCTCTCATCGACGACAACGATGCGGGCATTTGGAGTAAGAAGCCGATGATTCTGCTGTCTCCGAGCAGCACAGTAAAGGTGAAGAGCGTTAGGCAACTTACTGCTGACGAGATCAACCAGGCTCAGCGAAACGTTCTCAAGGACCGTGACTTCAAGGAAAGGCGGTCGTGATGAGTGCAGACACTGACGACTTCCTTGCCCACTACGGTGTCAAGGGAATGAAGTGGGGCGTTATTCGGTCCGATCCTTCTGGCGGGAAGAAAACCGGTTCTAGTGTCGACAGAGAATTTTCGGACGAAAGGGTCGCTAAAGCCCTTAGCGATTTTTACAAAACGAAAAGTTCTGAGCAGCTAAACGCCGAAGCCCAAGTCAAACTTCGCGCACAAGCCGATCGCGTTCATGCTCACAAACCCGAAAGCGATAAGTCTTCCGACACAGACGCTTTTCAGGAAAAACTTGTTCCTGGCGGTTACACTCGAAACCAAAAGATCGCAATTGGTGTTGGTGCTGCTGTCGCGGTCGGACTTCTCGGCTATACTGCTCACAAAACTGTCTTCGCAAGACAAGGGACAGCAAGGGCTCTCGAGTCCGAGTGGTCTGGTTTGTTCGGGACAAAGGCGGACGTTTCCAGAGAACGTGCTGGCGAATTTCACGGCAGCTCTTTTGGTGGGCTTAAAAACGGAAAAGCTCTAGATCGTCCTGGATTTACGATTCCTAAATCGACAACGTTTCAGCGTCTATCCGGTCATGCTGAAAGTGGCGCTGATTATTCTTCAGGAACTTATGCGACGTTCTTGTCTAATGACAAAAGAGTTTATGGTCGATCTGAAGAATTCGGTACCAAGAAGTATACGCTTCAGTTTCAAGCGACAGAAGACATTCGCGTTCCGTCTACTAAGACGGTGCTTGACACTTTACGTAAAAACATGACCGAAAGCAATAAGGGCGTTGTGCCTAGAGACCAAGACGTCATGTTTTCCTACCACAGCATGTCTGGTGGCGAATGGAAGAGTTCCAATAGTCAACGTTTGATTGAAAGCCTTAAGAAGCAAGGTTACTCAGCGATAGTTGACGACATGGATGCCGGCTATCTTGGGGATCTCCCGGTACTTTTCTTTGGGGAAACAAGAAGCGTTAAGGCGAAAAAGCGATCGATGCTTGACTACGCTATGGATTATAACGCGGCACTACCTCTACTTCAAACCTATGCGTAAGTCTAGGCGGAACAACAAGAGCAGCGCCGGCAGAGATTTCCCCGAGGAGGTGAAACGTGAGTGATACAAATTCGGATTACGTAGACGACTTCCTAGCCCACTACGGTGTCAAGGGGATGAAGTGGGGTGTCAAGAGATCTGATGCCCAGTTGGCAAGGGCGTCGGGAGGCCGTCAAAATGGGAGTGATGGCGCATCCGATTCTGCACCTAAGCAGGGGATGAGTCGTAAGAAGAAGATCGCTATCGGTGCCGGTGTTGTTGGTGGCGTAGCCCTGGTTGCTCTGGGCGCCTATGCCGTCAACAAGCAGATCGATACGAACAAACTTCGAACTCTTGGCGAGATGCGAAAGCAGGCCGAAGCAAATTTGGCTGGTAAAAAGGCCGCTCAAGCGCAGATCCAAGCCTTCGGTAAGAAGTCTAAGTGGGAGCTTGCGTCGGAACTTCCGGCCAAACCCAAGAAGTCGCCTATGACTCAGTCCGAGTACAAAGCCCAGGCACAAGCCAAGGTTAAGGCTCGGGCAGACGAGTTGATTGCTAAATCGGGCTCAAAGCCGATGGGTAAGGCGGCTCGTCGAAAGGCTGCTGAGCAGCAAGCAATTCAGGAACACTTCAACAAGTTTGCCAAGAAGTCTTTCCTGGATCTCGCTACCGAACTTCCTTCCGCACCGAAGCAACCTAAGTTGTCTCGCAAGGAAGCGAAGAGTCGAACTAACGAGGCGGTTCGAAGGGCTACTGAAACTCAGCAGATCAACAGTAGGTTGAATGCTGTCCGAGGAATCCTTGACAAGTCGGGTTCTACTCCGGCTCGAAAGGCTGGCTCTTCGTACACTTCTCGCGATCGAAAGAACGACACCAAGCTTTACGGTACCGAGGGCGCTGCTCGAATTCAGAAGCGAATCTCTAAGGGAACGCTCCTTTCCGAGGCACGACGCAAGGAAGCTACTCGACAGTATGGCGTGAAAGCCGCTCGAGTTGGAATGAACATCGGGTCGGCTGGACGTCGAGAGTCGAAAGACTACGAGCGTCTGAGGAAGCAAGCTGGAAGGGGCTAGGGTGACTGCGGTTGTGGAGATCGATGACTTCCTAGCCCACTACGGTGTCAAGGGAATGAAGTGGGGCGTTATTCGGGATCGAGATTCTGGATCCAGATCTTCTGGTTCAGGAACTTCTGGGCCCGTTAGAACAAGACAAAGCACGGCCCTCGAAGCGAAGTATATTCAGAAGGGACACGACCTCGAAACCGCTCAGCAAAAGGCGGCTAAGCGAGCGAAAGTTCAAAAGGTTCTTCTAGTCGCCGGTGCAGTAACTCTCGCCGGCACAGCAGCTTATGTGGGACATAAAGAATACGGCAAACGATTCACGAACGTTGTTCTTGAAAAAGGCGCCGATCTAAAGTACATCAACGCTTTGGGTCCTCAGGCGGATTACAATCGTCGTTTGTATACCACATTCAACGAGGGCGATACCAAAAAGTATCGTGGTATGTTGGCCAAGCAGCTTCAGAAGAATGGATTGAGTAGTAAAACCATTTATGAAACGACGCTTCGTGCGACAGAAACTATTAAGGCTCCTTCGCACCGAGAAGCCGAAAAGATTTACAAGGATCTGATCAAGCGGAAAGACATCTACCCCAAGGAATACGGGCGGATGCTCTCTTATAAAGAATTCAACGCCGGCCTGATTCGCAGTAGCGCGGACGGCAAGGAATTCTACAACGCTCTCAAGAAGAAGGGCTTCAATGCCGTTCTAGACTCGAATGATCAGTTCGTTTCTGGTTACAACACGAAGAAGCCGTTGATTCTGTTCAACGCAGCTTCGAGCACAGTGAAGACTGGCGAAAAGATCGTCGAACAGAAGACTATCGATGGGTTGTATGCTCGACAGGTCGCTGGGGTTATGGCCAGACAGTTTGCTCCAGTGGCAGCTGTTGGTGCGGCAGCCGTTGGCGCACATAAGTACATTGAATCAAAGAACAAGTATGCTGTCGTGAACAAGTATTTGGATGAGCATCCGAATTCGAAGCGGTCCCCCGCAGAGATCTATGCGAGCCTTCAAGTGCAGCCGAACGGTCTGTATGAGGTTCCCGATCTTACCGCCGTCAGCAAGCCTCCTAAGAAGGGTGGTTCCAAGAAGTGAAGTATCTATTGAAGGTTCTCGACTTCTTGATCGGGAATCGCCTTGATCGACCGGAGCTTCGAGAGCTTCATCGTCAGCACCAGATCAACGCTCGTCAAAATGGGAGTGAATAATGGATGATGTTGACGACTTCCTTGCCCACTACGGTGTCAAGGGAATGAAGTGGGGGCAACGTAAGAATAGTCTCCCTGGAGTCTCAGCCAAGACGAATCGCGATGCTCGAAAAGACGCGGAAGAGTTTGCCCGAGCAAAGATGTTCTACGGGACAGGCGCCGGTAATCGACGGAAGCTCATTAAGAGTACCGTCGAAGCTAAGTCGAAGGACCCCGCATACAAGTCTGCTTTCGACCATCATCTCGCCAACCAGGACATGGGGAAGCACGCGTCAAAGGCAAAGTCTGAACGTCGTCGTAAGGATGTCGGTGGAGGTGCGGCCAAGACGGCTCGCGGTGTTCATCGTCAGCTGACTGGCGGATTCGGAAGCGTTTCTTTGGCTTCGGCAGTGCTTGCCGGTGCCTACGTCGGAGCCCGTAAAACCGGCGTCGATCAAGTCATCATGAACGCTGCAAAGCAAAGACTCGGTGACGTGAAAAGCAAGCAGACCGACAAGAAGAACGTCAACGAGTGGATGAAGAAGAACGGTTTCCTCTGATCCCCAACGTAGACACGCCAACTGGAGAAAGGAGGTGACTTATGGCTAGCGTCTCTAAAAAGCTGATGCACGCATACAACGTCTTTACATCGGTAGATCATCATGAGACCACTTCGAGTGAGTTTTATGGAATGTCTACCTATGGTGGTCGTCCAGATCGTGTCAGAGCACCAAACGTAATGGCTGCGCGATCAATCATCTCGTCGATTTACACTCGGCTAGGGATTGACATTGCGTCGGTTCAGCTTCGACACGTTCGACTGGATGAGCAAGACCGATTCTTGGAGAACATCGACAGTGGTTTGAACAACTGTCTAACTGTCGAGGCAAACATCGATCAGGGTTCACGGGACTTTCGTCAGGACATCGCTATGACACTCTGCTCCAAGGGGTATCTGGCGATCGTTCCCATCGAAACCACGCTCAACCCGAAGATCTCTGGATCGTATGACATTCAAACCATGCGGGTCGGAGAGATTACGGCTTGGTATCCCAGGCACGTTCGTGTCAGTCTCTATAACGAAGCCGTTGGTCGACGCGATGAGATCGTGGTCGAAAAGAGGCATGTTGCTGTCGTAACAAACCCTCTATATTCGATCATGAACGAGCCGAACTCGACTCTTCAACGTCTCGTCAGGAAATTGAGCCTCCTTGATTCGGTGGATGAAGCGTCTGCGTCGGGGAAGCTCGACATGATCATCCAGCTTCCATACGTCGTCAAGTCTGATGCTCGAAAGAAGCAGGCAGAACAGCGACGAGCTGATCTTCAGGAACAGCTCACCGGAAGCAAGTACGGAATCGCTTACACGGACGGTACTGAGAAGATTACTCAGCTCAACCGTCCTGTCGAAAACAATCTCATGGGACAGATCACATATCTCACCGGAGAGCTGTACGCACAGCTTGGTTTGACGGCTGAGGTTATGAATGGTACTGCCGATGAGAAGACGATGCTGAACTATTGGAATCGAACCATCGAACCAATGGTCGCTTCCATTACCGAAGAGTTGCATCGTACGTTCTTGACAAAGACTGCTCGATCTCAGAGACAAGCGGTTCGATATTTCCGAGATCCGTTCAAGCTCGTGCCTATCGAGAACATTGCGGAGATCGCAGACAAGTTCACTCGAAACGAGATTCTCACTTCGAATGAGATTCGTCAGGTGGTCGGCTTCAAGCCGGCTGGCGATCCCAAGGCAGATCAGCTCGTCAACAGCAACATGCCGCAAGCGGTAACTGGTGTTGGTGTTGAAGCTGCTGCTCCGTCTCCGACCACATCGACCGACCCCAACGAAGAGAAGACCGCTACGTTGGTGAACAGTGGATTGGATTCGTTGAACTCCCAGCTCGATGGCATATTCAACGACCTGGGAGGAGAATGAGTTGTCGTCTCGATCCCAGCTCTTCATTGAGGCGGTGTTTGCAGATCGTCGCACTCTGATCCATGAGTACGATCCTGTCAAAGCTCGTGAGTATTATTTGCGTACTCGAGAGCTCAAGGGTCGTCAGCCAGCCCAGGCCGAAGAGCCTGAGTCGGTTCGTAACGCTCGACAAGCGGCTGCTGCGGCTGAAGAAGCTAAGCAGAAAGTCGAAGCCGAGCGTAAGTCTCGTCGACAAGAGCTGAAGACCAAACTTGCCGACCTGGAGGCTCGACTCAAAAAGTTGAACGCCGCCATCAAGCAAGCCAAAGCTGCAGCGATGCGTCGAGCAGGGGTGTCTGAAGAAACCCTGAACCGAATGATCACCCAAGAGGTGAAGAGTCCTGGTAGTTCCAAAGGCATGAAAGACAAAGCCGAGGACTCGAAAGACTCAAAAGACTCGTCCGACTCTTCCGATGACAAACCGAAAACTGCTGCGCAAAAACGAAAAGATGCCAAGGCGGCAAAAGAGCGGTATGAAGAAGAGAAGGACAAGAATCCCGAAGCTGATAATGGCGATGCTGAGCTTCAAGAACTACAGGACAAGGTCGATTCGACTGCTGAGCGAATCGAGAAACTTCAAAAGAGAGTTCAAGCCATCGCCAGAATTGGCTGAAAGGAAACATGATGGTTCACGTATTTCAGTTTGATCCCATCAAGCTCGACTTCGTCGCTACTGATGGAAGTCGATTCGACAGTGAACAGGAAGCGAGCCGACATGTCGACAAACTCAACGGCTCTTAGTAAACGATACAGAAAGGGGGATGACCCACATGAAGCCTGATTTCGGCGGGTATGCAACCAAGGCCAATCTCAGGTGCTCCGACGGTCGAACCATCCTTCCCGATGCTTTCAAGCATATGGATGGCATGAAGGTTCCTCTCGTATGGCAGCACGCCCACGGCGAACCCACTAACGTACTCGGTCATGCCCTTCTCGAAGCTCGTGACGGAAGCATGTACTGCCACGGGTTCTTCAACGAAACCGATGCCGGCAAGCATGCGAAGAATCTCGTCGCCCACGGCGATATCAACGCGCTTTCCATTTACGCCAATAAGCTCGATGAGCACAACAGGGCGGTCAAGCACGGCCAGATCCGTGAAGTAAGTCTCGTGTTGGCTGGTGCAAATCCCGGAGCATTGATTGACAATGTGAACATTGCCCATGGCGATGGTTCGATCACCACTCTGGACGATGATGTTCTTATCTACACAGACGAAACGATCGAACTCACCCATTCAGAAGAGGACAACATGACTATCGCACATGCTGACGATGAGGACCTCACCGTCCAGGACGTCTTCGAGACGATGAATGAGCAGCAGCAGGAAGTTGTTCATTTCCTGGTCGGAGAGGCTCTCGCTGGAGCCGGCGCCTCCGCTAGCCACGCTGCTGGTGACGAGGAAGACGACAGCGAAGATGACGGTAAGGACAAGACCGTCAAGGAGATCTTCGACAGCATGACTGAAGAGCAGCAGAATGTTGTCTTCTTCATGGTCGGCCAGGCTGTTCAGGAGGCCGAAAAGGCTTCCGCCAACAAGTCTTCGGACACCGAGTCCGGCGACGACAAGACCGCTAAGCACGCAGATACCCTCTCGGAAGGATCCAACATCATGAGCCACAACGTCTTCGAGCGCGCTGCCCTTTCGGCCGACGACACCAACGGCAAGGCCCTGTCCCACTCGGAGATCGTCGAGGCCACGTCGAGCATCTTCTCGGCTGCCGCTCGCACCGGCTCCATCAAGGAGGCCGCGGAGGAGTACGCCCTCAAGCACGGCATCGAGGACATCGACGTTCTGTTCCCGGACGCCAAGGCTGTCACCGCCACGCCCGAATTCATCAAGCGTCGCACCGAGTGGGTCTCCGAGGTCATGAGCGGTTCGCGCCACACCCCGTTCTCCCGCATCAAGAGCCTGACGGCCAACCTGACCTTCGACGATGCCCGCGCCAAGGGTTACGTCAAGGGCAACATGAAGAAGGAAGAGTTCTTCCGGGTCGCCAAGCGAGTCACCACCCCGCAGACCGTCTACAAGAAGCAGAAGCTGGATCGGGACGACGTCCTGGACATCACCGATTTCGACGTTGTCGCCTGGCTCAAGGGCGAGATGCGTCTCATGCTCGATGAGGAAATCGCTCGCGCGGTTCTCATCGGTGACGGTCGCTCGGCCGAGGACGAGGACAAGATCTCGGAGGAGCACATCCGTCCGATCGCTAACGATAGCGACCTCTTCGTCACCTACGTGAACGTCGACCTGAGCGGCGGCACGGCTGACAAGATCGTCGATGCTCTGACCCTGCAGCGTCGTCACTACCGTGGTTCGGGCAACCCGACCTTCTTCACCAGCGAGACCATCCTCGCTCAGATGCTGCTGCACAAGGATTCGCTGGGTCGCCGCATCTACGCGACGACTGCCGACCTCGCGGCCGCTCTGCGCGTCTCGAAGATTGTCACGGTCGAGATCATGGATCAGCCGTCGGTGGATGTCGTCGGCATCATGGTCAACCTGCAGGACTACACCATCGGTGCGGACAAGGGCGGCGACGTTTCGCTGTTCGACGACTTCGACATCGACTACAACCAGCACAAGTACCTGATCGAGTCCCGTCTGTCGGGCGCCCTCACGCGTCCCAAGTCGGCTCTCGTGGTCAAGGCTGTTGCCAAGTCCTCGACCCTCGTCACCCCCGAGGCTCCGACCTGGGATCCCGAGGACAAGACCGTGACGGTTCCGACCGTCGAGGGTGTCGTCTACAAGAACAAGAAGACGAACGCTACCCTGACCACGGCTTCGCCCGTCACCCTGAACGTCGGTGAAGAGCTGCACGTGATCGCCCTGCCGGCCTCGTCGAGCTACTACCTGGCCTCGACCGCTGAGGACGAGTTCCTCTTCGATTACGAGGATGGCATGCTCGGCGGCGCATTCTGATCTGAGTCAGAATGGCTAAATTCTGCGGTGTAGTCGGCTACGCCAACGCCGTGGAATCTCCTCTGGGATCGGGCATCTGGGTTGACCAAGTTGTAGAACGAAAGTACTACGGCGACGTCGTCCGGACTGCCCGATCCCTGAGGGAGGGAGAGAATCTCCACGACGATATTACTGTCAGCAACTCGATCTCCATCGTAGCTGATGCGTATGCTCGGAATCATTTCATCAATATGCTTTATGTTCAGTGGTCGGGGGCACGCTGGGTCGTCTCAAATGTCGATGCGACGTCGCCCCCGCGGTTGGTATTGCAGTTAGGAGGGATCTACAATGGGGAAACCCCGGATGCAACTCCAGGAACTCCTTAAGCAGATCGCTGCTAACGTATATTTCCAGCCGCCGAACAACACGCAGATGAAGTACCCATGCATCATCTACAATCGTGAGGCTACGGATACCGAGTTCGCGGACAATAGTCCGTATCGGCACACCAAGCGATATTCAGTCACCGTCATCGACAAGAATCCGGACAGTCCGATACCGGACAAGGTCGCTCAACTCCCTATGTGCGCACACAACCGGTTCTTTGTCAATGATGGCTTGAATCACGACGTTTTTTCATTGTACTTCTAACAAGGAGCCATAAACATGGTTGCAATTCAGTGGGACAAGACCGGCGAGCGGCTCTACGAGACCGGCGTCGATCACGGTGTCCTGTACATCCCTGACGCACAGGGCAAGTACGAGGTCGGCTACGCCTGGAACGGTCTGACGTCCGTCTCGGAGGCTCCCTCGGGTGCCGAGTCCAACCCGCAGTACGCGGACAACATCAAGTACCTGGACCTCATCTCGGCGGAGGAGTTCGGCGCCACCATCGAGGCGTTCACCTACCCCGAGGCGTTCGCTCAGTGCGACGGTACCGCCATCATCGGCGGCATCCAGCTCGCTCAGCAGGTTCGTAAGAAGTTCGGGTTCTCCTACCGGACCCTCGTTGGAAACGACCTCGTCGGTACCGACTACGGTTACAAGATCCACCTGGTTTACGGCTGCCAGGCGGCTCCGTCGGAGAAGTCGCGTTCGACCGTCAACGACTCGCCCGAGGCTGCGACCTTCAGCTGGGAGATCACGACCAGCCCGGTCGACGTTCCCGGCATCAACCCCTCGACGGGCAAGCCCTACCGTCAGACCGCCCACCTCACCATCGACTCCACGAAGGTGACGCCGGCGAAGCTGAAGGAGCTTGAGGACATCCTTTACGGCACCGCTGGTGTCGATCCCCGGATGCCCTACCCGGCCGAGGTTCTGGCGATGTTCGAGGGGGACACCATCGAGGTCTCCCCGGCCGCGCCGACCTACAGCTCCGCGACCAAGACCATCACGATCCCGACGACCCCTGGTGTGGTCTACAAGATCGATGGTAACCCGGTCTCGGGCAGTGTCGTCATCACCGAGGACACCGTTGTGGTTGCCGAGCCGGCTCCGGGCTACAAGTTCCCGTCGGTCACGGACGACGACTGGCTGTTTGACTACGCGTAAGGTCTCTTCGTTCGAGAGTGAAGGTTAAGGTATGCTCCAGCTCGACGTCGTCATAAAAGAGGACTTCAACGACGACACTCAAGAGTTCATCATCACGACATGGCCGTTGCGGCTGGAGCACTCCTTAGTATCACTGTCAAAATGGGAGTCGAAGTACGAGAAACCATTCATCTCTTCAGACAAGTCTGAGTCGGAGATCTTGGATTACGTCTTGATGATGGATCTTAGTGACGAAACTCCCCCGGAGGTTTATCAGAACATCTCCAATGAGCAGTTTCTTCAGATCAACGAACACATCAACGCCAAGATGACGGCTACTTGGTTCAGCGATAAAAAGAAGAAAAAGGTGCAGCATCAGATCGTCACCAGTGAATTGATCTATTACTGGATGACATCTTACGAGATCCCTTGGGTGGCAGAGACTTGGCATCTGAACCGTCTCTTCACCCTGATCGAGGTCTTCAATGCTGAACGAAGCACTACACAGAAGACCAACAAACCGACTCGTTCCGAAGCCGAGAGTGCTGCTGCTCAGCGAAGGGCTCTGAATGAACAGCGTAGGAAGGAGTTGGGTACCAGTGGCTAACATTCGAGAGGAGGTCGGATGACCAAGATCGACTGGAACAACGTCGGACAACGGCGCTATGAAGTTGGTATTGACCGTGGCGTCCTTTACCTTCCCAGCGAAAACGTGGCTGTTCCGTGGAACGGATTGATTTCCGTCGACGAGGTGTCCGACACCACTATTGAGCCACTCTACTTGAACGGCGTCAAGTATTTCGATTACGTCTCTCGGGGCGACTACAAGGGAACGCTGAAAGCGTACACCTATCCCGAAGAGTTCGAGCTGTATGACGGAGTTCGTGAATCTCCTGGTAACGGCATTTTCGTCACTGGCCAGATTCCGACAGGAACATTCCATCTGTCTTATCGAACGTTGGTTGGAAACGATGTCGAGGGTATCAACGGTGGCTACAAGATCCACATCTTGTACAACCTGACCGCCAAGCCCTCGAACAAGTCGTATACCACACTGGCCAACAACCCTAGTGGGTACGCTTTCAGCTGGGATCTTTCGTCGGTCCCAGTCGAGGCGTTCAATCTTCGACCGACTTCGCACATTATCTTCGACACGACTAAGATGCACGAAAGTGCTATCTATGAGATCGAGCGTGTTATTTACGGGACGGCTACAACCAACCCGAAGATTCTAACTCCAGATGAGTTCGAGCTCCTGACGAACACGGCTCCGGAGATCACCATCGTTGATAACGGCGATGGAACCTGGAGCGCTACTGGCTCCGACTACTACATCAAGGCCAATCGAGCGTTCGGCGAATTCACCATTCTCAAGGCCAACGCCGAATACATTGACGAAAACACTTACGATATTTCGTCGAACGAATAGTTAGGAGACAGTCATGGCGCAAGTAACCGTCAGGTCGCTGACCGCTGAGCGAATGATCGAAATCGAACAGTCGGCTGTCGTCTCCGGCGTCGTTCAGGGCGATATTCTCATTCTCGTCACCAAGGCCGGAACCAACATCACGGCCGGCAATGTTCGAGGACCAAAGGGCGACAAGGGCAATAAGGGTGATACCGGTGCTCCCGGTGGCGCTCAGCTCGGCGGCAACCTCGGCGGAACGTTGTCCGTCCCGAAGGTTACCGGGCTGCTCGACAGCACCGTCGATGTTACAAACACTAAGATCAACACTGAGTTTGACTTCGGTTCTGGGCCTATAATGGTCAGCATGCCTTTGGAAGATCTTCTCACTACGGTTCTTTCTTACGGTCCTGCGATCGAACATAGTGTGCGGAGAAAGGGTCGAGTCGTAACTCTCTGGTCTGGTTCTCAGGCCGAATGGAATGCTCTTCCGCCCGAGGAGAGGAATGATCCAGGCTTTGTGGCGGTGATTGTCGGATGAGCATTATTACGAATGGTGTGAATCCTTCGGCGGTATATTCGGGCGGCAATGCCGACACAATGATTCTGGCGGGGGCCGGAAGTGGAGTTCTAGAGCAGTTCCCCTATAACACCAACGTGACGATGTCTTACGACTTCGCCAATCCGTTGGAAGAGAAGTGGTTCCCCATTTCCGGGTTCGATAGTCGGACGAGCATCAACTCCGATTACAGGCCTGGGATGGTCATTGGTGGAAACTATATTTCTCAGGTGAATGCCGACCACACCCATCACGTCCGTCTTCTCAATCGTCAGATGAACGGAAACATTCTCCACGTCGAGGTTGTGATTGCTAACCAGTTGTTCTCTCTGGCTCTGCCATCTTATTTGGTTTTGGCGAGCAACCCCTACGCAAACGTAGCTTTGATTGCCGAATTCGGAAACAACGGCGTTCGAGTATTTCCAATCAGTGGGGCTACTGTTCAGACGCAGTATCGCCATGAAGTATTTACTCCGATCGCTGTCGGAAATCGTCTCCGAATTTCTTGGATCAAAGACTGGGTTACGGTCTACGTCAATGATGTGGCCATCGAAAGTTTCTACGAGCCATATTACCGAGCAAACTTTCGTAATCGACCGGGATTCATGTATCCGGGCATTGGGCTCTACTCGGGGCCGAACAGCGTATATTCTACACCCATCGGTAAGGTGACGTTCTCTGGGTCCGGTTCGAGTATGGCCACAACGCTTGAGCATGTTGCACAAGCTTACATGTCGCACATTGATATTCCTCTTAATGCTTGGACTGAGGTTGCGCGAGTATACACAAACCTTACGTCTGGAACAGCTAGAGTCCAGCTGCTAGGTGCTATGTGGAAGACAAACATCTCGACAAGTACGAGAAATTTCAGAATGTCTTTGAACGGTACGGTGCTCGGAACCATAACCGATCGAAACGGCGGAACCTTGGATTTTCCGAACACCAACGTCCCGGCGAATTCGGTCTTGACTGCAGAGGCGTTCACCAACTCTTCTACGGCAGTAAACCGCGTCGTCGGAGCCGGCACATTGCGAGTCGGTTTGTAACTTCAAAAGGATAGGGTGGGGATTAACATGCACATCATCTACGCTGACGGCATCGGGAGTAGCGCTCCGGGACTAACCACCAGTCAGTCCATTCTGCACAAGGTTGTCGAGCGTCTCATCGAACACAATCCGGTTCACACCAAGTCTCGTGTCGAATGGCCTGCGTCTATGGCGTCGGTAGGCGGACCTCTGTCTTGGACCGAAGCCTCGAAGATTGGTGTCGCCGATGTTAATCGCATCATAGACACCCACAGTAATCCGGGTAAGCAATTCATCCTGCTCGCATATTCTGGCGGAAACCGCGTGATCCACGAGTGGATGGAGCAGAACCCGGAGAAGCTTCACAAGATTGCTGCCGTTGGTCTCATGTCCGATCCTTGGCGACCTCGAACCCGTCAGCAGTACGGGCTGCCTCCGACCGTTGGTTGGGGTATCTGTGGCGAGAAGCTCGGACCCATCATCTCGCATACCTTCTGGGTGAGTGCGCCTGGCGATGCGATCTCCGACGCTCTTCCTGATGCCATTCTTCGAACGGCTGCCGACGTGTCTGACGTTATGCCTGGTCAGTTCCTTGGCGATCTCGGACGTCACGTCAAGGCCGGCGATCTCCAATTGGCGTGGAAGATTGGTGAGATCAAGAAGAATCCTCTCGGATGGTTTCTTGGTCTTGGTCCTCGGCTCCAGCAGGCCCGCATCGACATCAACGGTTACATGGGCGGAAACCACACCACGGCGTATCTTACGCCTTGGAATGGTGGCCCTTCGTTGGCGCATCGACTGGCTGACACCATCAATTTCCACATCTCACACCCTAGCTGATCTTCAAAGGAGGAAGTTACCATGGCAATCTCGTTCGAAACCTCTGGTAGCTTCCAGAACACCGAGCGGCGTCTTAAAAGGATGTCCAAGCCGGACATTGGTCGGGTCTTGAACACCTACGGCGCCCTCGGTGTTGCCGCTTTGAAGGCCTACACACCGGTTGATTCGTCTGCGACCGCCAATGCGTGGTACCACAAGGTGACGAACAAGGGCGGCTCTTGGGAGCTCTCTTGGCACAATCAAAATGGGAGTGCAGATACTCCAATCGCCATCATGCTTCAGTACGGCCACGGTACCGGTACTGGCGGATACGTTGCGGGGCGCGACTATATTAACCCCGCAATTCGACCCATCTTCGACGCGATTAAATCCGCTGTGTGGAAAGAGGTGACACGTACATGAGCCTCATCGAGGACCTCATTGTCGGAATGAAGTTCGACAATAAGCAGTTCGAAGCTGGCGCCAGGATCACCATGGCGACTTTGGCCCAGCTCAAGGGCAGCATGAACTTCACCGGTGCAAGCAAGGGCATCGACGATGTTCAAGCTTCGGTCAACCGCTTCTCCATGGACAGCGCAGGCGCTGGTGTTGACACGTTCAGTGCTAAGTTTGTTGCTTTGTCGACGGTCGCTATTACAGCGCTGTCGAATATTACGAACCGAGCTATCGACGCCGGAATCAACATCGCTAAGGCTCTTACCATTACGCCCGTCAAGGACGGTTTTGATGAGTATGAGCTGAAGATGGGTTCTATTCAGACCATCATGGCGAACACGTCGAAGCACGGCACAACACTTCAAGAGGTTACGGCTAACCTCGACGAGTTGAACACGTACGCTGACGAAACCATTTACAACTTCGGTGACATGACCAAGAACATCGGTCTGTTCACCAACGCTGGCATCGGTGTCGCTGACGCTACGAAGATGATTAAGGGTTTCTCTAACGAAGCCGCGTCGTCTGGTACTAGTGCTCAGGGTGCCGCCGGCGCTGCTTACCAGCTTTCTCAGGCTCTTTCTGCTGGTCAGATCACCCTCATGGACTGGCGCTCGCTGACTAACGTCGGTATGGGTAACAAGAACATGCAGGAAGGCATCGTTCAGATCGCTGATGCTATGGGCGCTTTCAGTGGCACTGGTATCACGGCAAACGATGTCTTGAAGGACTTCAATGGCTCCCTTGAGAAGAAGTGGCTCAAGGCCGATGTCATGGAGAACTACCTAAAGATCCAGGCTGAAGGTAACGAAGAAGTCAGCCGCGCAATGATGAAGCAGATCGGTTTGAGCGATCAGCAAGCCGACGCATTCATCAAGCAGCAGAAAATTGCCCAGGACGCGGCAACCAAGGTTCGAACCTGGACGCAGCTCGTCGGTACGATCAAGGAAGGTGTCGGTTCGTCCTGGGCTCAGACTGCCGATATTATCCTTGGTGATTTCGATCAGGCTACCGATCTCTTCAGCGGCATCTACAACAAGATCGATCCGCTTATCGGCGCAATGGGTAAGGCTCGTAACGACCTTCTCAAGGGCTGGGCTGATGGCGGCGGTCGAGACGACATGGTCGCTAGCATCAACAATGTGATCGACGGTCTCGTTTCGATCATGCGACCTATCAAGGAAGCTTTTCAGAACATTTTCCCGCCGGCGACGGCAGCGAACCTTATTTCTATCACCGCAGCAATCAAGAACTTCACTGAGAAGCTCAAGATTGGTGGCGAAACAGCAGATAAGCTGAAGCGCACTTTCTCTGGCGTCTTTGCCATATTTGGTATTGCCTGGGAAGTCATCAAGGGCGTTGCCAGCGCTTTCGGTAAGTTGTTTGGCGCTGTTGGTCAAGGTGGCGGCGGCTTCTTGTCTCTCACAGCTAAGATCGGCGATTTCCTCACGAAGATCCATGCGGCCATCAAGAGTGGCGGAGTCTTCACAAAGATATTCGAGGTTCTAGGTACGGTGCTTGCCGTTCCGATCAAGATCTTCGGTAATCTTACCGAGGCAGTTGCTAACTTCTTCGGCGCTCTCGGTAACCTCGGCGGAGCCATCGGTCAGGTATACGGTATCCTCGCAAAGGGCGACTTCAAGGGTGGTCCTTTCTCCGAGGACTCGAAGATTGTCGATATTCTCTTCAGGATTCGAGAAGCTTTCGAGGTTGTCGGTTCCGCGGTAAGTCAGTTCTGGAACATTCTTGCCAAGGGTGATTTTGTCGGCGGTGTGTTTGGGGAGGACTCGGCTATCGTCGACGGGCTCTTCAAGTTCCGCGACATGATCAAGGATTTCTTCTCGCCAGGCAACCTAACCAAGATGTTGGGTATCGGTGCTGGCGGTGGACTTGCTGTCGCTATCGGTATGCTCTTGAAGAAGGGCATCAAGTTCGGAGTCGATGATTCCGAAGGCGGCATGTTCGACACCATCAAGGGAATGTTCGCTGGAATCAAGGGTACGTTTGAAAGTGTTTCGGGCGTTCTCGATAGCTTGACCGGTTCTCTCACGGCCATGCAGAACAACATCAAGGCGACAGTTCTTCTGAAGATCGCTGCCGCCGTTGGTCTGCTGGCTCTGTCGGTCAAGCTGCTCTCGACGATTGATGCTGGTGACCTGGCTAAGTCTATGGCGGCTATCGCCACTGGCTTCGGTATGCTGCTCGGTGCTATGACGGTCATGTCGAAGATTTCTGGCGCCGGCGGGTTGGCCACATTCCCCGCTATCGCCGCAGGAATGATGCTCATGGCCGGAGCAATCCTTATTCTCGCTGCAGCCGCTAAGGTGTTTGCGACGATGGATTGGGACGAGATTCTCAAGGGTCTCGTCGGTGTCGGTGTCATGATGGCTGCGCTTGTTGGTGCGGCATACGGTCTCGGTAAAGCCGAGGGTCCGATGCTTCGCGCTGGCCTCGCAATGATTCCGTTGGCAATCGGTATCAGAATCTTGGCAACAGCAGTCAAGGCTCTGGGTGACATGGAATGGGACGAGCTCGTCAAGGGCTTGATCGGCATGTCCGTGGCTCTCGGTGCAATCACACTGGCGCTCAAGTTCATGCCAGAGGGTATGCCAGCTATCGGTCTTGGTCTCACTCTGATCGGTGCTGGCTTGTTGGTCGTTGCTATGGCGATCAAGACAATGGGTAATACAGACACCGACGCCCTGGTCAAGGGCTTGATCGGTATATCTGTGGCTCTCGGTGCAATCACTCTTGCTCTGAGATTTATGCCGAAGAACATGCCCTCCATTGGCTTCGGCCTCATCATGGTCGCGGGAGCACTCCAGCTTATTACGGGTGCGATCAAGACCATGGGTAACATGTCGTGGGATGAGTTGATCCGAGGTCTCGTTGGTCTCGGTGGCGCGATGGCTATCATGACTGTGGCTCTATCCCTTATGAGCGGTACCCTCGCTGGCTCGGCAGCTCTCATGGTTGCTTCGCTGGCGCTGGCCATGCTTATTCCCCCGTTGCTGCTGCTTTCGGCAATGTCTTGGCAGGACCTTCTCACTGGTCTCGGCGGATTGGCCGGTATATTCACAGTCATCGGTCTGGCTGGTTTGCTATTGACGCCGGTTCTCCCAGCCATCCTTGGTTTGGGTGCCGCGATGGCAATGATCGGTGTCGGTATGGTTGCCGTCGGTGCTGGAGCATTGCTATTTTCCATGGCTTTGACAGCCGTGGTGAATGTCCTCGCTCTAGGTAAGACTGCTCTGGTTAATCTAGCAGACACATTCCCGCTATTGGCTACAAGATTCGGTGAGGCTATGACGGCCTTCATCGTTTCTCTCGGAGCCAATGCTGGAAAGATCGTTGGTGCTTTCAAGAACCTTCTGATCAGCATGCTCGATGCAGTTATCGAGATCGCTCCGAAGATCGGTGAAACGGTAAGTACGCTTCTCCAGACCTTCCTGCAGCTGATCATCGATAATGCGCCAATGATTGGTCAAGCCTTCTCGACCCTTATCCAGACGCTTCTCAACATCGTCACGGAGAATGCGCCTCGTATTTGGGATGCGGGATTCAACCTCATCACGGGCTTCCTCGGAACCATTCGTGATCGAGTTCCTGAGATCGTCACTATCGCTACCGATATCATCGTCAACTTCATCAACGCGATCTCCAGCAATCTCCCGAGAATCGTTCAGGCCGGTTTCGATCTGATCATCAACTTCCTGAACAGCCTTGCCGACTCCATTCGAGCAAACAGCGGTTTGGTTACCGACGCCGCGTTGAACGTGGCTGACGCAATCATCGACGGTATGGTCCAGGGTATTTCTCGGGGCATCGGTCGAGTCGTTGACGCTGCAAAGAACATGGCGTCGAACGCTCTGAATGCAGCCAAGAATTTCCTCGGTATCAATTCACCGTCGAAGGAATTCCGTTACATTGGTGAGTGGGTTGGCGAGGGTTTCGTTCTTGGTATGGAACGAAGTGAATCCCACGTCAGAATGGGTGCCATATCCTTGGCCAAGACCGCTCTCAATGCTACGCAGCATGAGCTTCGTGGTATCGCCGGTATGTTCCAGGAAGCTTGGAGCATTCTGTCTGAGGGCGATTTCAAGGGAATCGGACCGTGGCAGGAAGACGATCCGATCGTCAACACCCTCTTCAATATTCGAGAGGGTCTCGGTGGTATCGGTGCCGTGGCGCGAACCACCTGGGGTATTCTGGCTGAGGGCGATTATATCGGTAACGGCGGAATCATGGAAGAAGATTCCCCGATCGTCGACACCCTCTTCAATATTCGTGAGGGCCTCGACAGGGTTGGTAAGACCGCAACCACGGTCTGGAGTATTCTCGCCAAGGGAGACTTCGTCGGAAACGGCGGAATTCTTGAGGAAGATTCTCCGATTGTAGATACGCTGTTCAACCTCCGCGAAGGTTTCGAGGCTGTCCAAGGCTCTGCCAAGGAAGCTTGGAACGTCCTCACCGAGGGCGACTTCAAGGGTGTCGGTATCTGGGAAGAAGACTCCCCGATTATCGATGGCCTCATGCGTATTCACGAAGGGTTCGAAGACTTCCAGGAAGTTGGTCAAGACGCCATCCAGGGTCTGATCAATGGTCTTCAGAACGGCGCCAACAACGTCGCAAAGGCTGCTCACGATATTGCGACCGGCGCTCTGGACTCGGCCAAGACGGCGCTCGGTATTCGATCTCCTTCGCGGGAGTTCAAGAAGGTCGGTGACGACTCGGTCCAGGGTCTTGTCAATGGCGTCAACGATGGTCTTGACAAGGTCGAGAAGTCCGGCGAGAACATGGCGACAAAACTCTTCGGCGGCTTCACCAAGAGTATTGGTACGGGCATGCCCGACGTCGTCGAGTCCATCGTCAAGGTTCTTAAGAGTGGTGAGGGAGACCTCAACATTGGTGGTCCTAATGCTCCACTCACGTGGCAGCTGAAGGGTTTGAACCAGGCACTCAAGCAGACCGATCTGCAGTTGGCTATATTCTTCGGTGCTGTCGATGCGGCAGATCCGAAGGCTCTCGAAGAGTACGTCGAGAAGGCCGCTAACAACCTCACGTTCCTCGCAGGCATCTTGGACGGTTTGGCTAGCTCTGCTAATCAGGCGTTCGCGAAGCTCAAGGAGGGCGAGACCCTCGATAAGGTTATCGGTAACGAGGACTTCCTCTCGGGGATCCTCAATGCCGTCTTGTCTCTGGTTCCCGGTGTGGAGGGTGCTGCGATTCGGCTCGGCGTCACTCTGGTGAACGGTCTGTTCGGAGCTATATTTGGAGAGACTCTTCTCGGGATGCTCGGAAACTTCGTCCAGAAGGCTATCCAAACGGTTGCCGGCTGGTTCGGAATCAAGTTCCCGGTCAAGGAGGAGATCAAGGAAGGCGAGAAGGCTCTCGAAGACTTCGTCGTCAAGGTCGAAGGTGGTGTCGGTAGGTTCAACAAGCTGACAGAAGAGGGCGTTAAGGCTCTGACCAACACTCTCGCTGGCGTCAGCACTGCTGTTGACGACATCAACACCCAGCCGAAGATTACTCCGGTCCTTGAGCTGAAGCAATTCAACAAGGACAGTGCAAGCATGCTCAGTGGTCTCAACTCTGCTTCCATATCTTTGGATACGTCGGCAGGGAAGGCGGACACGCTCTTCGACAAGCAGCGTGAGTTCGCTGAGAACCAGGCGGCTGTTGAGCAGGTTCAGCCGAACATCAACATCGAGTACAACCAAACGAACAATTCACCGAAGCCCATCAGTCATGTCGAGGTTTTCCGACAGACTAAGAGCCAACTATCACTGACTAAGGAGGCGTTGAAGGTATCATGAGATTTGACAAAGTTATTTTGGCCGGAGCAACGCCTATCACTCTGTTCGACCACAAGAACCCACGTTCTACACCATACACAACGAGAACGATTGATGGTCTGGGTCCCACAGAGGTTAATGTCGCCCTTGCGCAGAACCTTGAAGGTGGGGGTCTGTATATTGGACGACGTCCTCAGCTACGTGAGATTACGGTAAATGCTTCTCTGAACCCGGACTACACAATTGGGCAAACGCCGGAGAAACTGAGAGAAGATATTTACCGGTTGGTTCCGGTGAACAGAGATCGATCGTTGGATTTCTGTCTCCTGCTGAACGGGGAGGAACTTGCTATCACGCCCGTGTACGTCAAGCGTGTTGATGTCTCCCCGTTCAGTAAGGACACCCTCTTCCAGATCGTTCTGGCGTCTACGTCGGAATACTTCTACAAGAGAGTTCCTCTACTCGACGAAGCACCGAACTTCAACACCCTGAACCCGAACTTTGTCAACGTTGGGTCCGCCCCCACCGGTTTCAGAGTTCGGGTCAGGTTTACCGGAGCGGCAACTCAGTTCGGTTTCTACAGGTACGATCTACCGGATCGAATGCTCGTCACCTACAACTTCCAGACCAACGATATTCTTGAGATTAACACAAATCAGGGTAGTCGTGGCGTGTGGTTGACTCGCGGTGGCGTCATGACGAGTTTGATCGGAAATCTGAGTACGGATTCGACCTGGCTTGTGTTGGAATCGGGAGACAACCCGTTCGTAACATTTGTCGGAATCGGCGCACCGCAGTTCACCTGGCAGCAATTCGAGTATCGTCCTAAGTATCTGGGAGTGTGACCTATGGATCTCGTAACGCTAAAGGATTGGGTATATCCAACACTTCCGACCCATCCGTGGTACGTTCCTGACGATGCTGTTGGACGCGAGAGTGATCCGCTATATTCGACGCCGTCGCCTAAGCAGCCGGGGGTATACACACCTCTGAATCTCATCGAGGGCTACACGTCGCTCATTTGGAAAGAAAGCTTTGCCGGCACCAACGGCACGTTCGAGCTCAAAACCTACGACGTTCAAAAGACTCTCGATGCGCTTCCCAAGGGTACGCTGGTTAGCCTCCTCGATACCGACGAGGTCTACATCGTTACGACTCGCCACATTGGTACGGACGAAGGTGGGGTGGACACGCTTACGGTCTCGGGCGTGAGCATTCTGAAGTTCCTTCTCGATAATCGAATCACCTGGTCGTACGACCCAACAACCCCGACGCCTATTCGTGCAACCAACGTGAATTTGAACTTCAGGATCCCGGACCACCTAGCGTTTATTTTGTGGTCGGGTCTCGTCTTCCACCATCGCGAAGGTGGTGTCAGCGGAGGTAAGCCGTTCGAACTTCCGTATGACATCACTGTTCCTCACACGGCAGTGTCTCAAAGTCTGTATGATCCGTCCAAGGGCGATCTATATTCGACCGAGTGGCCTCCACCAATCGAGTATCGTATTACTTCGATAAACGATCTCATGGCTTTGACGCAGAGGTTTGGCGTCAGAACAATTAGGCCTCGTGGTGGGTCTGCTTGGATTTACAAGCCTTCATTGGCGTCCAAGTTTGGTGAGTATGATCCGCTGGTGATGCAGACAAACATCGACAAGATGCTGTTTGACGTCTATGAGGGTCTTGATCGAACTAAGGCTGACGCGAATCGGATCGTGTTTCGGCACGATGCCGGCGATATTGTCAGTTCGGAATTCTTGGATTCCATCGAAACGTTCAAGAACGTCGTGAATTCACACGCTGAGGTTGATCCGACTAAGACCGCTTTCTCGAACATGTTTCCTCCGGTTGTTTCCAAGATCCACTACGCGACTGGGTTGCCGGGAAGCACGCCGGCGGACAATGTCAAACCGGGAACACAGTTTTTGATGGGCGAGGTTGCGTCGACCGCCGACTTGAAGAACTACGGCCTAAACGCGGCTACCAGCGCTCGTATGTCAGCCGACGCATACAAGTATCTTCGAGACAACAAGCGCATCGACATGTTGACTGCCGATATTTCGCCCGACACGCAGTACAAGTACAAAGTGCATTACAACCTTGGAGACATTGTCTACGTGCAGGGTAAGTATGGCGGGCTGCAGAAGATGGTGGTCTCTGAATACACCCGCACATCCGAGAACATCGGTGAGAGCGGATACCCGACACTGGTACGATGGGAGGACCCAAGTGGTAGCACCTAATTCTTGTCCGAGGGAAGGAGGTGAAATTGTGGAGGAAACAAAACCAAAGTGGCATGCGGTTAAGCCTTGGAATCGTCACGGCTTAATCCTCACCGTCGTTGGTGTTGCGTATATTCTCATTGGAATCACCTACACCATCGCGCCACCAAGCGAGGCTCGCAGGGAAGCATTACATCTTGCTTTCAGCATCATGCCCTTTAGCTGGTGGGGTGTCGGTTTCATTGTGGTGGGAATCATCTCCACCATGTCATCTCGTTGGCCGTCGCTACCAAGAACGTTGGGATATTCGACGTTGACTGGGTGGTCTGCGGCTTGGGCCGGGTTTAATATTGTTGGTGGCCTATCGCAGCACGATACGCATCTATCCTATGCGGCAGGTGGTTTGGCATGGGGATTGATGGGTTTCCTTTGGTGGGCGATTAGCGGCTTAATTTGTCCACCTAAGGAAAGGGGGGTACGTGGACGCCCTGCCCCATATCGTGAGCCTAGCTGTCGCTTTGATTGCGGCATTGTCCGCGTTAGCGACGCAGCGGGCGTCATCGAAAGCAAGTCGAACGGAGAAACAAGAAGCTTCCCGAGCCAGCATGGAGACGGAAGCGTACGAACGAGCTAGAGCTTTCGATACGGAGACGATCCGACGTCAGAACGAACAGATCGCAGCCCTCTTGGCTAAAGTTGCCAAGCAGGACGAGGAGATGCTTCAGCTTCAGGAGAAGTTGAAGATGACGAACGAACGTCTAGAGAGTATCGAAAGTCATACCTGTGGCCCGGATGCGGGCTTGGAGCCAGCTAATGGTTAATCCTACTATTCGCAAAAATTACACACCCTATAATGAGACCCCTATGAAAGGAACTGTAATGTTCAACTCCAAGCCCTCCACCAGCAAGTCTGGCCTCGAAGACGCTATCAACAACCTTCTCTCTGAGATGGCCGGTTATGACGCGCACTCCGAAGCTTACGCCCAGATGGCGGACCAGCTTGTCAAGCTCTACGAACTGAAGGAAGTCGACCACAAGGCCGAATCCGGAAAGCGCGTAAGTGCTGACACGCTGGCCATCGTCGGCGGCAACATCTTCGGAATCGCCATGATCGTCCTCTATGAGCAGAGGGGCGTTCTGACGTCCAAGGCCCTGCCTTTGCTGATGAAGCTGAAGTAACATACACCCACACAGGTGCCCCCGACTGAGGAGGCTTGTAAGGACGAGATTTATATCCTTGCAAGCCTTCTCAGTTTTCGTCGCATCAAAAACACGCCTTCTCAATTTTTCCCGGGGAGGACTTTTGGCTCAAAGTCTTCGAAGGGTCGCATGTAAAACACACTATATAATGAGACCCCTACGAAAGGAACCGAGATGAAGAACTCCCCGCTCAAGGCTATCAAGAAGATCCACGCCCGACTGACCAAGACTCAGAAGGAACGCGACCGCGACTTCCTCCAGGAATACATGAAGAACAATCCTGGATGGACGACGACTACGCAGTTCCAGAAAGATTACGAGGCCGCGTTCGGCTGCAACCCTCTTGACCAGCAGCGCAAGTCCTGATCTACAAACCTAAGTACGATCCAAAACCACAAGTCCAATCTATACACGGACTTTTGGTTTTTTCTATCTGGAGGTCGACGTGACAAACAAGTTATTCGTCCTGACCAACACGCTGGTGGCGTACACGACTTCAGACTACGCTTTCGGAATTGTGGTCGGTGTCACGGCAACACATATTTACTTCAAGACCAAGTACAAAGCGATGCTGACCCCTCACGACATGGACCGTCTCAAGATGGGGCTCCCTGTTCAACTCGACACCAGTCAAGGTCCGCTCTACATCAAGGGTATCTGATCGCACATATTACACGCCCTATAATGAAACCCTCGACGAAAGGATCAGTAATGAACACCAAGATTGCTGCCGTCAAGAACCATGTCAAGAAGCACCGAGCGATCTACGCTGCTGCAGGAACGCTAATCGTCTGCACGGCCGCGCATATTCGCATCGTGAGCAACTTGAACAGGTTCCTTGACGCGCACGACCTGATGGATCAGTACTACATTGAATGAGAGTTCAAGAGCTGAGATGTCCTAACACGACATTTCAGTTTTTCTCGTACGGGAATCGCACAAAATACACACTATATAATGAGACCCCTACGAAAGGAAACTGTCATGAAGATCGCCAACATCAAGAACCACTTCCAGGCTCATGCCATCGAGTACGGTGTCGCAGGTACGTTCGCAACGTACATTGTCGGCAACATGCTCCTCAGCAAGACCCTGGAGAAGGTGATTACCAAGGCCATCTCCTCCGAGAACTGACCAATCAACAAGGAACCAAAACTGACTTGCCAATTTATACACGGCATTTCAGTTTTTCGTACGGATCGCATATTTAACACACCTTATAATGAGACCCCTACGAAAGGAACACATCTAATGAATAAGATTCACCTCGCCCTCGCAGCAGGTACGTTCGTCGTCGCTGGGATCGCCGCTGTCAACTACGCCCATATTTCTCGCGAAGAGAAAGCCAAGCGTGCCGAGATCAAGAAGAACCAAGAACTCGACATTCAGGCCATCAATCTCGCTGCTGAGCGAATGAAGGAAAAGTTGAACGACGGCGTTCACTTCGAATCGATCTACGACCTGTTCCGCGATTTGGGTGACGAGATCAACTTCCAGAAGATCGCAGTTCGAATCGAAGACTGACTCAGAAACCTAAACCCACACGCAACACGGGTTTTAGGTTTTGTCTTTCGCAGGAAAAACACACATTATAATGAGACCCCTACGAAAGGACATATCATGAAGAACAAGCTTGCTTCCGTCAAGAAGTTCGTGAAAGACAACGAAATCGTTATCGCTACAACAGCAATCCTCGCAGCAACTGCTGGCGCCACCATTGCCCTGACTCACTACGCAGTCAAGATGGAAAACGCCGCGGCTGACTCCGAAGCATTGTTCTTGAAGGAGCACGGTTCGCAGGTCTACCGCGAAACCAACCACGGAACCATCTACTTCAGCATGAACCCCTAAGTAAGAACCGAAACCACGAGCCCAAGCAACACGGGCTTTTGGTTTTACCAATCGCAGAAAAAACACGCGCTATAATGAAAGGAAAGACTCGTAGCTCAGTTGGAATGAGCGTCGTCAGCAATGACGAAGGTCGCAGGTTCGAGTCCTGCCGAGCTTTCCTTCTTATTTTTGCCTTCGCAGAAAAAACACACACTATAATGAGAAGGAAACTTCTCCAATAAGAGAAAGGTGAGACGCGAATGCGTAGGTGAAACTCCTACCCACCTGGCGCAAACAACAATAATCACGAGTTTTCAGCGGACCGTGAGCCCATGTTCTCTTATAGTTTTTGCTTTATTTTACCTGAATTCGTCAGAGTGACGTTTTAGCCCATACCCCAGGTAGGGTCAGAACGTGGCTCTGGCCACTTCATGTATTTTTACGTAGGAATCGCATGTAAAACACACCATATAATGAGACCCCTACGAAAGGATTACCATGATCAACGAGCTCAACGCCATCAAGCAGATCGTTGTCAACAACCCTACCGTCGTCAAGGCTACCCTCGCTGCAGCCGGACTGGCTGTCGGAACCACTGTCGCATACCGGATCAAGAAGAAAGAAGCTCTTCTTGCTGGAGGCGCTCAGTGGATGTCCGTCGAACAGTACGAGCAGCACGTAGCCGACAACGAAGGTGTTGACCGCAACGACCTCCTTGAGGACGAGTACGTCGTCATCGACCCTCAGTAAGAACCAAAAACCATAAGTCCAATCTATACACGGACTTTTGGTTTTACCCTTTCGCATATTTTACACACCCTATAATGAGACCCCTATGAAAGGACCTATGATGGAAATCAAGAACGAGATCAACGCTAAGATCGATTCCACCAAGAAGTTCGTAAAGAAGCACAAGACCTTCCTCGCATATACTGCGGGCGTTGTTGTCGGAGCTACTGGAGTGGCTGTTGCATTGAGCAATCAGTCAGCCCTGATAGTAACCCGAGAACAAATCCGCCACATGCAGAGCGGTGGCGTGGTTGCATACGAATCTCCTGTTGGAACGATCCTTACTTGGATCAAGCCCGACAACATCAACATCCCCACAACGTAAGTCAACGACTGAAGTTCCCTAACAAGGAATTTCAGTTTTCCTTTTAAGGACAAAGGTTTACAACCTCGCATATTTCAAAGGAGAACCAATGTCCAAAGTCCAACTACTCAGACTGATCGGATCTCTGTTCATCATCGAGTCCGCAATCCTCGTCAAGATAGCTTGGGATCTTCACGACCGACAGCAAGATTTCGAAACTTCGGATGCGCTTCTGAATTACTGTCTCGACAAAGTCAATGAGGAAGCCGGGTTCGACGAGTTTGACATCGTTGCTCTGAACACGATCTTGGAGACAAACGGATCCATATTTCACAAAGGTCTCTAACGTAACTTAAATCGCAGAAAAAACACACCCTATAATGAGACCCCTATGAGAGGATACGCCATGACCGCTATTGTCGCTCCCGTGCTCATCACCACCTTCCTGGTTGTGCTGTACATGATCGCGCCGAAGCTTGCTGGTTACATCACCAAGTAGATCGAAAAGCTTGAAGCTCCCTAACACGGAGTTTCAGCTTTCTGTTTTTCCTCTCTCCCACACACCTATATTTTGATCACCTATGAAGGGACCACCATGAAGAAGCTGGGCATCGTTGCCGTCTCCACCACCGTAGGATTCGCCGCGGGAGTGTCGAGCGTGGGCTACATCATCACGAACAAGAAGATCATGAAGAAGGTCTTGATGGCATATTTCAAGACGATCGACTTCTCAATGACCGACGAACAGACTCGAGTTCTCGGAGAGCTAACTCAGCAGATGAAGTTGGCAAAGACCAAGAAGAAGCCCTAACCTCTCGTCTCCACGCGCCACACTCATATTTGAAAGGCTATACCTATGCGCAAGGCAACGTTCGTCCTGTCCGCTCTCAGCTTCGTCACCTCCGTCGCGACCCTCGGGGTTCTCGCTTACGGAGCAAAGAAGGTCCACAACGATATTCAGGGGATTCGAGAAAAGGTCAACACCTCCATCGGCCAGTTCAAGAAGACCCTCGTCAACTTCGACTTCTCCGTCTAACTCACCGATCCAACGAAAGGGTAAGAACATGAGCGCGTACAACTCCTTCAACGACTTCCTCGCCAACAACCCGCAGTGGATCATATTCATCAGCATCGCCCTTCCGTGGGTCGGTCTCATGATGCTGGTGATGTTCTTCGAGAAGGGACGGAAGAAGCACAAGGCGGTTCGTAAGGCTTACAAGGCCGGCGAACTCCAGAAGCGCCCGAGCCGTCGCACCAACCTCACAGTCGTCGAGCCCGTGTCGAATCGTAAGGACGTTCCGTCCGACTACTTCGATCGTGTCAACGAATTCCGAGCAAGCCTCTAAGAAAGGTTTTCGCCTTCAATGCTTTCGTCTACCATCAGCGTTCTCTGGGATATTCTTCTCGTCTTCTTGCTGATCATCGGTATCATCATCGTGATCGGACTTGTCACTGGCTGGATGGCTGTCGTGTGGACCTACGTCACGCGATTCGTCAATGCCTATCGTCGGGCCTCGCGTGAGCTAGAAGCTGCCGAGGAGCTCGAAAGGGTCGATGACGACGATCCCTACGGCAAGCTTGTCGACTGACCAAATCTATCAACCATATCTGAAACAACTCTGGAGAATCATGAACCTCTCTGTCCTGGCGAAGAACCTCGAAAAGTTCGCGGTCGCCAATTCCCCCGCAATCCTGACTGGCATCGCTGTCACCGGCACGGTCGCAACGGCAATCCTGGCCGGCAAGGCATCGTTCAAGGCCGCGAAGATCATCGCCGGCGAAGAGGAGAAGATCAAGGACCGTATGGTCGAGGTCTCCGACGACGAGGAGACTGACCAAGAGCTCGATGTGAAGGCAAAGACCCTTCTCGTCTGGAAGCTCTATATTCCAGCAGCAAGCACCTGCGTCACGACCGTCATGGCCATGATCGCTGCCAACCAGATCGGCACCCGACGCACCGCGGCAATGGCAGCGGCATATTCTCTCTCGGAGAAGGCGTTCGGTGAGTACCGTGAGAAGATCGTCGAGAAGATGGGTCCTGCGAAGGAAGCCAAGGCTCGCGACGAACTTGCTCAGGAGCGCGTCTCTCGCACTCCGATGCCCTCCAGCCAGCTCATCATCACGGGTAACGAGGTTTGCTGCTTCGATCAGCACAGCGGTCGTTATTTCCTGAGCACGGTGGAAGATCTGAAGCAGGCTCAGAACAACACGAACTACCGGATCATCAACGACGGTTACCAGAGCCTGAACGATTTCTACGATCGCATCGGCCTCGATATCGTCCCGACCGGCGAAGAGCTCGGATGGAACACCGACACGAAGCTGGAGCTGTACTTCTCGACCGTCATGTCTCCTGATCAGCGCCCCTGCGTCGCCATCGAGTTCGCCAAGGGTCCCATCGCAAACTACTACAAGGGTCACTGACCACCAACTACCATATTTGGGGAGGAACCACCATGCACCACAAACAAGATCGTGAATTCACCTATGAGACGGGCACGGACGAGCCCCTCAATCCGGACCCGGCCATCGCCGCAAGTATGACGGAGCAGGGCGTCAGCAAGTGCGAGAACAGTTGCAAGCTCTACAAGCATCCGCGAGCAGACATCATCGTCCTCGCACACAACTCGTCGTACGGATGCAAGCGCACCAAGTCCCATATCGTGAGTGAGTTCACGGAGGCGAACATCAATGCCTGAGCGTGAGTACTGGATGGTTCCTCTCCACGAGAGTCAGCCTGAGGACACCTACAGTCGCCTGCTTCTCAAGGTGTCGGGGCAATTCGCTGATATTCTGACGGTCGACGGCGGATACGAAAAGATCTACCTCGTCACCGAAGAGACCGCGCCGGCTCAGGACGATATTCTGAAGAGGGTGTTGGCTGATGCCTGAGCACATGACTGTCGCCCTCAAGGAGCTCTTTCCCGAGTCGTTGTGGAACGAGCTCTACCTGCGGACCGTACGACGTGAAGACGTCTACAGTTCGCACATGCTCATCACCTCGACCGGGGAAGTCAAGGAGTTGATCTCCACTCCGGGGTTCGAGGGTGTCTTCTCGCCGTTGTTGGTCAACCATAACGCAAACAATCTTCTAATGGGTATCGAAAGGGGTCTCTGATGTGCAATTATCCCGGTCCGATGATGGTTTCCATCGGAGACAGCGTCCCGGAAGAGACGTGGAATCGTATCAAGTTGCAGTGTGCGCTCAACTTGTACGGACGAATTGCTCCCGTCGTGACCGATGGCATTCGGAACGTCGGCGAGGTGTTTGTCAAAATGGGTGAGTCCATGAAGAACATCGACTTCAGTCACGCACAAGAGCAGATCGAGAAGGTCACACAAACACCTATTGCCGGCTTCCACTCCGTGGCCAATCCGATGCAGAAGGTCGAGTACGGCATCAAGGCGGCGTCGACGTCTCATATTCTCGAGTCCCTCGGGGTGACAAGCGACGGGCGTCATGTGTGAGGCGGGGACGTGCCGGCCGTGTCGGCTAGAGGATCGTTTGACCGATCGAGTCATGGGGACGACGCGAGACTACATCGAGTTCGTAAAGCTCCCGACCGTCGAACAGAACATGGCGAATCGTAAGATCCATGGACTGTCTCTTATTTCCTCGACCAACTCCAAGGTCCAGAGACAGACTCCGCCTCCCGGAAACCTCTCGTCCAAAGAGAGCATTGCGGCTCGAAAGAAGCGAGAGAACGCAAAGCGGAAGGCAAACCGAGAGCTTCGCAACGGCCGGCTATATTCTCTCGGATGCCCTGAGCATGGTACACCTTCCGGATACAAGCATTGGCACTGTCGATGCGCACCTTGTACGGACGCGCACACCAAAGAGCGAAACGGTTCGTACCAAGGAAAGCAGGTAGGATGACCGCCCCAATCACACTCGAAGATCGAGAGCGTTGGCGAAAGAACCACACGAACAAGCTTGCCATCCGCAAGATGAATCGGAAGATGGTCAACGGACGACTCACGTCCACCATGCTCCAAGAGCATGGTACGCCTTCCGGATACAACAATTGGTTCTGCCGATGCATCCCCTGCACCCAGGCATACAACGGTCGCAAGAAAGACAACCGCAAAAAGCGCCGTCGGTAGCCCACAAAGACTTATCTTCCCCAGAGACGTCTGCGTCGCAGAAAAAACACGCGCTATAATGAGACCCCTATGAAAGGAACAAACATGTCTGATCAGAACGAGAACGTCGTCATCGAAGAAGATGCAATCGTCGTTCGTTTCCCCCGCTTCAAGAAGATCTTGAGGAAGATCGAAGACAACTCGGCACTCATCGCAGCTGTTACCGCGACTGTAGTGACCTCGGTTGGAATCATCGCCCTCAAGCGACTCGACGAGAAGACGGTGGAGACGACGGAGGTTGTGGAAACAACGGTGATCGACGTCACTCCCACTGAAGACTGATATTCCCACACAGAGATCGAAAAGCGAAAGGCTTAGTAAAGAAATTTACTAGGTCTTTCTCTTTTGCTTTCACGGACAAAGAGGATTGATTCCGCAAATGGACCACAAGACGTTCAACGCATATTTGGAAGAGAAGTTCGACACAATTCGATCGACTCTCGGTCTCAAGGGTATGGAGTACGTCCCCGACGAGGGTGGCTCTCGCTTCCACAACTTCGATATTGCGGCAGCCTTCAACGACGAGTCCCCCGAGAAGGCGCTCTGGGGAATGCTCACCAAGCATCTCGTGAGTATCGCGGACATGGTGAAGGTAGATCCGACCAAGCACGCCATGGAGGTGTGGGACGAGAAGATCGGTGACGCTCTCAACTACCTCCTCCTGCTCAACGGCATGGTGAAGGATCATCACGCCACGGCAGAGCTGGTTCGATTCCACACCGGCCTCATCAATGCCATGACTCCTCCGGACACCAACGTGACGAGCGCAGTCATTCAGAGTAACGACCACCTGTCGGGTCTGGCGAGTGGCGGAATCGAGTCAGTTCGTAAGGACGACACACATGACAGTGCTTGCTGTTCCCAGCAGCCCTGACCATATTCTCACCCAGCAAGAACACACAAGGAGCACAAAGTAATGCTGAAGCAGACCGTCGAGTACACCGACTTCGATGACAACCGTTGCGCCGAGACGCTCTATTTCAATCTCACCAAGACCGAGCTTGCAGAGAACGCTCACCTGCAGGATCGTCTCGAGTCGATGCAGAAGATGTTTGGTGGTGAGAAGCGTCAGCTCGAGAGCGCGGAGATCAAGGAGATCCTCGAACTCGTCAAGACGATCATGCGTATTTCCTACGGTGTTCGCAGTGCCGATGGCAAGCGATTCATCAAGACGGAGGATCAGTGGGTCGAGTTCACCCAGACGGCCGTCTACGACGAGTTCCTCATCTCCATGTTCACGGATCCGGACAAGATGTTCGCGTTCATGTACGGGATCATGCCGGCTGACATGCGCGATCAGGCAAAGGCCGAGGCCGAGCGACTTGCAGCGGAGCGTTCCATTTCTCAGGCAGCTCAGAACACTCAGGCTCCGACTCCGCCGGCTCCTCCCGCCGCTCCTGCTGCGATGACCACGGGTGTCCCTACCAACCCGCCTGTGGATATTGTGGTCAACGAGCAGCCGGCAGCCGGTCAGCCCACCCAGGAACAGATGGCTGCTTACCTGCGCGATCAGCAGGCTCGTGGCGGACTGACCCAGCCGGGCTACTTGCAGGGCTGATTCATATTTGAGGAAGAGGGGTTTGGCAAGGGTCCTTTGTAGGGGTCTCGCCCTAGTCCGGATGCCAAACTTAAACGACAGCCGTAGTGCTGTGGGGAAGCAGCGAATCATGCTCCCTCGACCTCACCACACACCTATATTTGAGTTGAAAGGATCGTCATGCCTACCATCGATCAAGTCAAGACGCACCTCCGTGAGAACAAGAAGGTCTATATTGTCGGTGGCGCCTGCCTCGCGGTAGGTGTCCTGGCTGGAACGACTCTTCTTACCAAGGAGTCCCCTGAGATTGTGGTAAACCCCAAGATCCAGCAGATCATGAGCTGGAAGCCGACAGCAACGTTGAAGGTGCATATCGAGGCGCTTGGAGATCCAGGAAACATCATTCAGGACGTCACAACAGGAACCGTCTATGCAAGCCAGGGACAGGCGGCTCGAGCTTTGGGCGTCAATCCCGCGCGCATATCTGAGCACTTGTCTGGAAAGATTCCTAACGTGCAGGGTCACTCATTCAAGTTCTTGGGTAAGGCTGACTCAATCGCAGGATAAACACGCCCTATAATGAGAAGAAACGATAAGCTTAAAACGCTAATCCTTGAATCGCCCCTTTAGGGGAGGTCATCCGTAAGCACTGTCTTTGGTTGGAAGGTAACAGCCGCTTATCGTTTTATAACCGCTTGGAACCGCCATTGGGTAGTTCTGGAGGCCTGCCATTGGGCGGACCTTCGTGGCCTACCGTTTGGGTGGACCACCAATGTTATATTCTCGATGAGAAGATAGAACCGCTTGGAACACCTTTATGAGGAGTTCTGGCAGCCACCTTTATGAGGAGACCACCAAAGTTCTATCTTCTCATATTTCGCATCGCAGATAAAACACGCCCTATAATGAGACCCCTACGAAAGGAACTGGTAATGACCAAGCTGGAAATGCTGAAGCTCGCTGTTTCTTCGATCGTCGGTGTCGGTACCTCCAAGATCGTCAAGTCCATCATTGCCAACAATGTCGAACTCGATACTCCGGTAGACCAAGTTACGGTCACCGCGGGATCGTTCGTCATCGGCGCGATGGTCGCAGACGCTTCGAAGGACTACACCGATGCCAAGATCGACGAAATTGCCGAAGCCTTCAGAAGCTTCAGAGAAACCGTCCAGAACTGACACGAACACATCTCAAAATTGAAAAGCCCGCAACACTAGGCTTTTCAGTTTTCAACATCGAGGTATGAGGAACATATTATGGAAGACTACCCCAGCAACAGCCAGAAGCCGAAGGTCGACAAGAAGCCGGCCGCGAAACAAGACGGGAAGCCCGAGCAGAAGAAGCCGGAAGTCAAGCAGATCACCGTCGGTACAGTCACTCGTCGTAAGAAGCCGCTCGGTCGGCGAGTCATGGAGACGTTCGGTGGCGGAGACGCCCAGGGCGTAGGATCTTATATTCTGCAGGACGTGCTTCTTCCCGCGGCCAAGGACATGGTTGCTGATGCTGTCTCCCAGGGTATCGAGAAGATGCTCTTCGGTGAGTCTCGGGGTAGGCGAACTCGATCGTCCTCGTCTGGATATTCCGGCGGAAACAACCGGACCCCGTACAACTCCAGCTACAACGGTGGAAGTCGATACGCGGTCAACCCGGGACATCGGCAAGAACCTCGTCAGATGAGCCACCGAGGCCGAGCCACCCACAACTTCGACGAGATCGTTCTCGATTCTCGGGCCGAAGCGACAGAGGTTCTCGACAACCTCTACAGCATGATTTCTCAGTACGACGTCGCCACCGTTGCCGATCTCTACAACATGGTCGGTGTGACAGGTGACTTCACTGACGAGAAGTGGGGTTGGGTCGAGCTTCACGGCGCCCAGGTGCGACATGTCAGGGATGGATATCTGCTAGAACTTCCGCGCCCTGAACACCTCGGCTAAGAGGTAGGTACGGCGCGCCAAACGGGAGGTGGCGTGATGTCTAACGATATTCTCTTGAAAGCCAACGCACTCAAGGGAGCGTACCCAGGAAGTCCTACCTGGAAATCTAAAGTGGACAAGATGAGCGACAACCAAATCGTGGCCGTATATTTGCGGCTCAAGCGAGAAAACAAGGTTTAGGAGACCAACACATGTCGATCAAGAACACTATCATGTCTGCCGGTGGCAAGAACATGGCTGTGACCATGCTCAAGCTCCAGAAGAACAGCCCGACCCTTCTCTTCGGCGCCGGCGTCGTCGGTGTTGTCGGCACTGTTGTCCTGGCTTCGCGAGCAACTTTGAAGGTCAGCGATATCGTCGACGAGGCTTCGACCACACTCGAGAAGATCAACAACATCGAGGAAGAGAACTACACGCCTGAGCACGCTGTCAAGGACAAGGCTGTCGTCTACACCAAGACGGCGATTGATGTCTCGAAGCTCTACGCACCTGCGCTTATTCTGGGTGTCGTCTCGGTCAGCTGCCTTGCAGGTTCGCACAACATCCTGACTCGTCGCAACGCTGCTCTCGGCGCGGCCTACGCCGGCATGGAGAAGGCGTTCAAGGAGTACCGCGGTCGAGTCATCGACGAGATCGGCGTGGAGAAGGAAGCACGCATCTACCAGCCCGTCGAGGAAGTCGAGGCAATCAACTCCGAGGGCAAGAAGACAAAGGTCGCAGTTCCGACGGGTGTCGGCGGCTCCCCCTACAAGAAGATCTTCGACAACTCCAACAAGAACTGGAACCAGCAGACTGAGTTCAACGTCCTCTTCATCCAGGCGCAGCAGAACTACGCCAACGATCTTCTTCACGCAAACGGATACCTCTTCCTGAACGACGTCTACGACATGCTTGGTATTGCTCGAACCAAGGCCGGTCAGATCGTTGGGTGGATCTCTGACGGCAAGGGCGACAACTTCGTCGACTTCGGTCTGTTCACCACGCATGAGGGTATGCGCTTCACCACCGGAGAACAGAGCGCTGTTTGGCTCGACTTCAACGTGGATGGCAACATCCTCGACCTGATCTGAGGTGTGAAGCCATGAATTCCAACACTGGAATTGTCGTGGCTTCTTCGTTGGCGTCCTGTGCCGTTGGTGCAGGCGCCGCTTATTTCCTCACGAAGAAGTACGTCACGACGCAGTACGAGACCTTGATGGAAGAAGAGGTCGAGAAGGCAAAGCTATATTACAGCCAGCTTTACAAGACGGGGGAGTTCTCTGATCTGGAGAAGCTGGCCAAGGAGCGTCTCGGGTCCGATGACTCTGACGATATTTCCGACGAGGAAACCTCCGAAGAAGAGTCAGATGCTACGGACGACGAGGACGCTGCTGAGGTGACACTATCGGAACGCGTCGAGATCACTCGTGAAGAGCGTGTCAACTACAACAACATTCAGCGCAACTACGTCGGGGACGACTCCGTACCGGAACGCCATATTCCGAATCGGGACTTCCCTCGACCTGTCTCCCATCCCGAAGATGGCGAGAGCATGGAATCCTTCGAGAAGCGACTGATCCAGCAAGCTTCCGACGAAGTCAAAGAGAAGGCAGAACGAGCAGGAGAGGAGGAACTCGTGCGACACAACATATTCGACACCCACGGACGGCATCCCGACACGGAAGAGTTGGACACCAGTATGCGAGGGAACGGCGACCCCTATATCCTGTCGCGTCAAGAGTTCGAAGACTGCGATCTCGACTACGATCAGAACACCCTCACCTACTACGAGGGCGACAACGTTCTCACGGACGAGCGGAACGTTCCGATCAACAACGGCGTCATCAGCATCATCGGTGGCGAGCAGAACTTGAGGTTCGGACATTGGTCGGACGACGCGAACGTGCTTTATATTCGCAATGACCGTCTGTCCGTCGACTTCGAGATCGTTCGTTCAATGGGAACCTACGCCGAAGAAGTCCTCGGCTACACCCAGGGGGAATGATGGACGAGCCACTTGATGAGCGATATTTCAAATGGCTCTACGGTCAGGTGGCATCCGTCAAGTTGAGGAACCCTGGGCGGACCTACTGGTCTTTGCTCAAGGTTCTTCACACCACAGAGTTCGTGTGGCTGGTTCCAAACGACGACAATCGTGTGGAAGACGGACGCGACCTGAGATTGGAATTCGTCAACGAGACACGCGCCGAGGTTCCCGACCCCGATTGGATGGCTTTCGGGTGCTCCGTACTGGAGATGCTTATCGGGCTATCTCGGCGCCTGGCGTTTGAGGCTGATGGTAACGCGGGTGCGAGTGAGTGGTTCTGGCACTTACTCGACAACATCAACCTCGGCGGATTCAACGACACATATTTCCGAACCGGAAGGCATGAGGAGTATGTAAAACACGTCCTAGATACCGTCGTTTGGCGAAACTACAAACGTGACGGGCAAGGCGGTCTATTCCCACTGCGACGTCCACAAGAAGATCAACGTAAGGTAGAGCTCTGGTATCAACTCTCGTGCTACCTTTCGGAGGGACACGCGGCATGATGGCGAACTAGGCATGAATTAGAAAAGAGGGTTGGTGGACTTCTACACTATCGGGGTGCGCACAATCGAGAAAGGCCCCCGGGAAGGTATGACGGAGCTATTCCCCGATCTTCGGGTCGGGCGCTCCAAAGATCTGATGGTCCGCGGCCGCTCATTCTACGCCATCTGGGATGAGACGGCCGGTCTATGGTCTACGGACGAGTACGATGTTCAGAGACTGATGGACGCGGAGCTTGAGGCGGAGGCCGACAGGATTGAGAAGAAGGGTGACCCGCGCCCCTCGATCAAGACCATGTCGTCCTTCGGCTCGAACTCCTGGAGTCAATTCCGTAAGTATCTGCAGAACATCAGTGACAACAGTCATCAGCTCGACGAGAAGATGGCTTGGGCTGACACTGAGATCAAGAAGACCGACTATGTGAGCAAGCGTCTCCCATATTGTCTCGCACCCGGCGACTACAGCGCATGGGACGAGCTCGTAGGGACGCTCTATAATGTGGAAGAAAGAGCGAAGATCGAATGGGCGATTGGTGCAGTTGTATCCGGGGATGCGAAGCGAATCCAGAAATTCCTGGTTCTCTACGGGCCTGCTGGGACAGGCAAATCGACGGTCTTGAACGTCATCCAGCAAATGTTCGAAGGCTACACGACGACATTCGAAGCCAAGGCTTTGGGTATGTCGAGCGGAGCGTTTGCGACGGAAGTATTCAAGAACAATCCGCTCGTGGCGATTCAGCACGACGGCGACCTCTCACGCATCGAGGACAACACTCGACTGAACTCGATCATCTCGCACGAAGAGATGACAATGAACGAGAAGTACAAGCCCAGCTACACTTCGCGGGTTAATGCTTTCTTGTTCATGGGGACTAACAACCCCGTCAAGATCTCGGACGCCAAGTCGGGCATCATTCGACGACTTATCGACGTTCATCCGACCGGCATCAAGATCCCGCCCAACCGATACAACACTCTTATTCAGAAGGTTGACTTCGAACTGGGTGCGATTGCTCACCACTGCCTGGAAGTCTACAGGTCGATGGGGAAGAACTACTACAACTCCTACCGACCCCTTGAGATGATGTTGCAGACCGACGTCTTCTTCAACTACATCGAGGCGCACTTCGATATTTTCAAGGAACAGGACTCCGTCTCCTTGAAGCAGGCATACGCGTTGTACAAGGAGTTCTGTGACGACACTGGAATCGACAAGGTTCTTCCTCAGTACAAGTTCCGCGAGGAGCTTCGGAACTACTTTGACGAATTCAAGGAGCGCGGCGTGGTGAACGGTCAGACAGTCCGAAGCATATATTCGGGCTTCAACGCAAACAAGTTCAAGACGCCGTTGGGTGAAGACAAGCAGGTCTTCAAGCTCGTCCTCGACGAATCGGTGTCGCTTCTCGACGATATTCTCAAGGATCAGCCTGCCCAGATGGGTCGGGTCGGTCCTGATGGTGGAGAGATCCCCGAGAAGTATTGGACAGATGACGAACGACTGATCAACGGCGAGATGAAGAAACCCAAGCCGTCTCAGGTCTGCTCGACGACGTTGAAGGATCTGGACACCTCGAAGGTTCACTTTGTCAAGGTGCCGGCGAATCATATTGTCATCGACTTCGACCTCAAGGACGACAAAGGTGAGAAGTCTCTTGAGCGAAGCCTGGAAGCCGCGTCCAACTGGCCGGCCACCTACGCCGAACTCAGCAAGAGCGGCAAGGGCGTCCACCTCCATTACGAATACACTGGAGAAGACGTCACTCAGCTCAGTCCCATATATTCCGAGGACATCGAAGTCAAGGTCTACACGGGCAACGGGTCTCTACGACGTCGAGTCATCCGCTGTAACAACATTCCTGTTGCCCCCATATCTAGCGGACTGCCGCTGAAGGAGAAGAAGGTGCATTCAGCCCAAACGATTCAGAGCGAGCGCAGTCTGCGCGATCTCGTCGAGCGCAATCTTCGCAAGGAGATTCACCCCGGCACCAAGCCGTCGATCGACTTCATTCACAAGATCCTTGCTGATGCACACAAGGACGGAATGACGTACGACCTCACGGACATGCGTCCTCGTATTCTGGCATTCGCCAACAACTCGTCGAACCAGGCGATGGCGTGCTTGAAGACGGTGCAGGCGATGAAGTGGAAGAGCGACGATTCCGTCGAACGAGCGACCGGGCCCGAGGACGATATTCGTCAGCCGGCTCCGACTCAGGCGGTTTCCCCCGTCGACTCCTCTCGTAAGGACGAGCGGATTGCCTTCTTCGACATCGAGGTCTACCCGAATCTCTTCCTGGTCTGCTGGAAGTTCGAGGGCGATTCTTCGATGGTCAAGATGATCAATCCGAAGCCGGCCGACATCGAGCAGCTGTTCAAGCTCAAGCTTGTGGGCTACAACAACCGACGCTACGACAATCATATTCTGTACGCAGCGTTCATGGGGTTCACCACCGAGGCGATCTACCAGCAGTCTCAGAAGCTCATCAACAACGAGCGGAGCGCACTGTTCGGTGAGGCGTACAACATCAGTTACGCCGATATTTACGACTTCAGCTCGAAGAAGCAGAGCCTGAAGAAGTTCATGATCGAGCTCGGGATCACCCACCAGGAGATGGATATTCCGTGGGACGAGCCGGTACCGGACCACCTGGTGGACAAGGTCATCGAGTACTGCTGCAACGACGTCAATGCGACCGAGGCAGTGTTCGAGGCTCGCAAGCAGGACTTCGTCGCTCGACAGGTCCTGGCTGAGCTGAGTGGGCTGCCTGTCAACAACACGACTCAGGCTCACACTGCCAAGATCATTTTCGGTAACGATCGTCAGGCTCAGAAGAAGTTTGTGTACACGGACCTGAGTGAGACGTTCCCGGGTTACAAGTTCGACCTGGGTAAGTCCGAGTATCGGGGAGAAGATCCCAGTGAAGGTGGTTACGTCTATGCAGAACCGGGGCTCTATCACAATGTCGCTGTTCTGGATGTTGCTTCGATGCATCCGAGCAGTATCATCGCGCTCAACGCATTCGGTGACGAGTACACGCCGAAGTTCAAGGATCTCCTCGACGCGCGTATCGCGATCAAGCACAAGGACTACGACCGCGCCAAGGGAATGCTCGACGGCAAGTTGGCTCCATACCTTGGTAACGTGGATGACGCAGTGGCGCTGTCGTATGCGCTGAAGATCGTCATCAACATCGTGTACGGACTGACGAGCGCTAAGTTCGACAATCCGTTCCGCGACATGCGCAACAAGGACAACATCGTTGCGAAGCGTGGCGCACTCTTCATGATCGACCTGAAGCACTTCGTTCAGGAGAAGGGTTTCGACGTCGCGCACATCAAGACCGACTCGATCAAGATTCCGGATGCAACTCCCGAGATCATCGAGCAGGTCACGGAATTCGGTAAGAAGTATGGGTACGACTTCGAACACGAGGCTACGTACGACAGCTTCTGCCTGGTGAACGATGCAGTCTATATTGCGCGTAAGGGCGATAAGTGGGATGCAGTCGGGGCACAGTTCCAACATCCGTACGTCTACAAGACGCTCTTCACTAAGGAAGAGATCACGTTCGACGACCTGTGCGAGACGAAGCAGGTCAGCCAGGGGTCCATCTACTTGGATCTCGATCATGGGCGTGCGGCTGGTTTGACCACCTTCGAAGATCTCCAGTTCATCGGTCGCATCGGACGGTTCGTTCCGGTGTACGAAGAAGTGCAGGGATCCGCCGTTCTTTATCGGATCAAGGACGACAAGCGTTACGCAGTCACGGGCACCAAGGGATATTTCTGGATCGATGCTCGAATGGCCGAAGGCCTGACCAAGGACGAGATCGATTACACATATTTCGACACTCTCGTTGAGAAGGCTCGTGACACCATCGAGTTCTACGGACCGTTCGTGGATCTCTTCCCGAAGAACTGAGGTACTGATGACTGAGATGAAGAACGACACCGCGCCGAAGCCGATGACGACAGATTTGCTGATGGCATATTTGTACAACGTCATCGATCATCATCCGGTCGACGAGCAGTTCGTCATGATCGGGGACGAAGACTTGATCGTCTCGATGAACCTCAAGAACCGGAAGGTTACGTTCCTGAGCGATCGAATGCTCAAGGATGGGGAGGTGGCCAAGGCGCCTGTCACTACCAACATGCTCATGAAGTATCTGGAGTTGGCTACGGGCGGCATATTCCACGCCGTCTTGAACGAACCCGTCATGATTGGTATGGACGAACTCGTCCACGCCGAGGTCATTGACAACCGAGTGATCCTACAGACGGCTCACGACTATCTCGCAGCGCAGTGAGATGAGAACGACGATGCTGTCCATCGTGGGAAACGCTTAGGCAATTCTCGCGGTGGACAGCATCTAACATATTCTGTGACAACAGACAAAGGTGAGGTATAGGAATGACTGAGATGAAGAACGACACCAAATCTATGACGGTCGACGTCTTTCACGCATATTTGCGAGAAGCAGCCGATCATCAAGAGATCGAGAACAAGCCGCTTCTGGTGAACGGTCGTAAGGTGGTCGAAGCTGTTCTTCGTCAGGAAACCGTGGTTGGGCGATATTCTACGGCGACACACAACTTCGTCGAGCTGACTACTCACGAGCATCGACACGCACTCACCGCCGCTCAGGTGGACGAGTTCTTCGACGAGTTCAGCGATGAAGTCAACGAGCTTCGCCTCATAGTAGACGGGTTCGAGTTGTGGTATGCGACTGTCGAAGAGGCCGGCGTCGTTCTTCACCAGATGCCTTGTCCCCCGAAACCGATGACGGGAACGATCCTCAAGGGATATTTGGCGTCGATCATCGACCAGTATCCCGCTGTTGAGGACGAGTTGGTCCTGATCGATAGCCCGTCGAAGCACATAGTCGATCGCTCGATCAATGACTACGGGCTTCGCAACGGTCACGTCATTCTCGGCAACTCGACAAAGCCGAATCGTATGGCATTGACGGCAAGAAACCTCCACCGATATTTGGAGATGGCTAGCGGCGGAATGCTCAGTCGAGTCATGGACAACCCGGTGATGATCGGCAATCAGGAAGTGGTCAACGCCACCGTGGTCGACAACCGAGTCATTCTGATGACTTTCAACGACCTGCTCGAGTCCGACAACTTCTTTCGACGGTAGAAAGTGAACCACATGCCTATATTCTATGCGCCATTCGCGCACATGGATCTTCCCTCAGCCGACCCAACGGCTAAGTACGAGCGAGTCCGTCAGCTGATGGCATATTTGATGAACTGGGGTAACGCATGACCGATCGTCCGAGTTGGGATGAGTATGGGTTGCATCTGGCTTCCGCGGCAGCAACTCGAGCGGATTGTACGAGAAGAAAGGTCGGCGCCGTTCTCATGGCCGCAGACCACTCGATCATATCTCTTGGGTACAACGGCGGACCCTCTAAGGGGAAGTCCTGCCTCAAGGGCGAATGTCCACGAGGACGACTGACCAAGGAAGAGCTTCCTGGCGACAGCGCTTACGACACAGGTGGTGGTACTTGTGTTGCCCTTCATGCCGAGTGGAATGTGATCATCAGAACTGCGCATCACCAGTTCGCGAATTCGACTCTCTACATCACCGACGAGCCGTGCCATATTTGCAAGGTGCTGATCTCCGGTACGGCAATCCAGCGTGTGGTGGCTCCCGGTTATGAGTGGGAGCGGACCGTCTCCGATGAGGAACGAAACCTCGTGCAGCAGAAGCTGGAGGTTGACGCTCTACTCTATCGTCGAGGAGAGGGAGATATTCCAAACTCTCTCATGACCAAACCGGGCGACTTCGGTGTGATGGAAGATCGAGCAGCCGATATTCCAGACCTTCCTAATGCGAAGTTCGTAGGAATCCACGAACATGGCTGGTTCATGTACGAGCTTTCCGAGAGCGTCCGACGAGAAAACCAGTTCGCCATATTCACACGACCTGGTGCAACCAAGGTGATCGATCCGGACCGACCGAATGTCGAAGTTCTCAAGACTCTCGGCGTGAAGAGTCATCGAGACGTTCTCGAGCAGCTCGGCTATCGGTGGTGTGTGGATCGCGTCTATATTTCGACTCTGTCGGATGACGACCTTCTCAAGTGCATCGAGGAGTTCAACCTCAGCCAAGACTACGCGAGCGCTCACCCATTCGAAGAAGAACTACTCAACCGGTGATGACTGGCGAGAAGCCTCACGGCGATATTACAGCCATCATGGACGCCAACGGTGTATGGCAGTCATATGAAGTAGATCTCACCAATCTCAATCTCAGGAACACCGATATTCCCGGGTTCCCCAGCAAGAAGGACAACGGCTAACATGGCTACGAACGACAACCGTCAGATCACCATCGAGAACGCAGAGATCATCTTCCGCAACTTCTCCGGCAAGGAAGGTTTGTACAACTCGGAGGGTGACCGAAACTTCTGCCTCCTTCTCGACGACGCATTGGCCGAGGCACTCATTCGTGACGGCTGGAACGTCAAGCATCTCAAGGCCCGAGAGGAGGGCGACGAGCCGCGACCGTATATTCAGGTCTCGGTCAAGTACCGGGGTCGCAACGGTAACGCTGTTCGTCCGCCGACGATCGTGATGATCACCTCGAAGGGCCGCAGCAACCTCGACGAGAGCATGTGCGAGTTCCTCGACTGGGCCGACATTGCCAACGTTGACCTGATCGTTCGCCCGTTCGAGTGGTCGGTGAACGGTAAGTCCGGAATCAAGGCATATTTGAAGGCCATCTACGTCACCATTCAGGAAGACGATCTGGCTCTCAAGTACCAGGACGTTCCCGAGATCGATGCCAATGGTGCTCTCGCAATCGAGTCCGGTGAGCACGACTACATCGAGGGCGAGGTTGTAGACGTCAACGACGATGACCAATTGGCGATCGAAGGGTGACCTTCGGCAAGATGATTGATCCGGCCATATTCTCAGGGCGTAACAACCCTGGGAATGTGGTGCCGGCTATCCCCGACGGGATGGTTCTGGTGACGGAGCTTCCGAACGTCAAGTCCTATCATAGTGGTCCAAATCTTCGGCTTGAATACGACAACGGCCATCTCACTTATGGGGTTTTATATGCGTTGAGGCCTCATGAGATCCGCAAACAGATGCTGTTTGACGAAGACCGACTCGCTCTTCGTGAGATGGTCGCCAAGTTGATCGATGGCGTGACGACTGAAGACGTCATGGACTTGGTTGACTTCCATCGTGACCTGTGTTTCTGGAACAACTGAACGAATGTGAGCCTACCTTATGAGTGACAAGCAGAACCGACCGAACAAGCTATATTTCGAGATTACCGAGTCGGGTTCAGAAAAGGGCCAACACTATTGGGTACTCAAGTCACCCAACGGCAAGATCATCGGTTCGGCACACTTCAACTACAAGACGTTGGAGTCGGCGATCAACAACTGCATTGCGATTCTCAACGTCGCTCTTGTAGATTCGAGCCGGATCTCGATCGAGACCGATCAGGAAATTCGCGAGAAGATCATCACGCAGTGCCGAGACAAGTTCGACATCGAATGGGCTGCCTGAGCAGCTCACAACTATCAAAGGACGTAACATGTCTGCAGCAAAGACCGCACGCCCGAACAAGCTATATTTCGAAGCCCGGAGGATCGACGGTAAGGTTCGATTCCGTTGGGTTCTCAAGTCTCCTCAGGGACGAGAGATCGCAGTATCACACACCACGTTCAGCTCCAAGCTCGCTGTGATCAAGAACTGCATCGTGGTCTTCCACAGCACCTTGTTGGACGAGAGTCTAATGACGGTCGTGGATCCGGAGATGTACGACAAGATCGCCGCTGAGCTCACCAAGGCTCAGTAACACCGTCTCACCCCGTGTGGCCATCGGAGCGTTTGGGCTATATTCTCAAGCGCTTCGGTGGCCACACTGCTGTCTCAACCAAAACTACCAAAGGAACGAACGTGAGCGACGGAGCCATTGCAGCTCTCCTGATTGTTGTGTACTACCACTTGATGGCTCTGTCTCTCATCTACAGCGACAAGTTGATGAAACTGGTTCCTCGTAAGCTGGAGAAGTTTCTCACGAAGCAGTTCCTCAAGCTCGCCTCCATATTTGACAAGCTGTTCAAACGGATTGAAGGGGTTCACCTAAAGTGGAAGAGCAGACTATGATCTCCGATCCTTGCCGGCCCGAGAAGCCGAACGAGCTATATTTCGTGACGGATCGATTCCCCCGACAGACGCGCTACTACTGGATTCTCCAGACACACGAGGGTTCGGTCATCGGCACGTCCAACGAGACATATCCCGACAAGGCTGCCGCCATGCGTAATGCGCTTACGCTCTTCGGCCGAGAGATCTTTGCCGGCTATCACCAGGTGGTGGATGACGACGATCGCGAACTCATCAGCGACGAGGCGTGGCAGATGGAGAAGCACAACCATATTTCACGTGAGGTGAAGTTGGATGGAACGTGCCCCTCTTGTACGTACGTCATCGAGGCGTCGGGCCCGGAGGAGAAGAAGAGTTACATCATCGCCAATGCTCGCCCGAAGCGTCTCACCTTCAGTTACATGAAGAAGCACAATGGGGAAGAGCACTTCTGGCGCCTCAGCACTTACGATGGGGCATATTTGGACTCTTCTCGGATGCCTTTCAAGACGTTGAGCTCAGCGATCAACAACAGCATCTCGCACTTCGGTGTCGATCTCATCAATGAGCTCAAGATTCTTGTCGATGCGGAACCCGATATTCGCAACGAGGTCTTCAACGGAGTTCGGTGCATGTTCCCGAATGTCGAGAAGCAAGCTGACGTTCCTGATCTGACTCTGGATCGAGCAACTGCCGCTCAGAAGGAAGAGCTCAGTCTACTGACGAATGTCCTTCAAGGCGAAGTTGTTGCAAACACAGGCCCCGACCGTTCTAGCGTAGAGAAGGTCTGACTGTGGAGAAGCCCAGACTTTATATTGTCTCGTCGGTGGGTGGGGGCGTAGCTCAACATACGTGGCTGATGCGTTCGAAAGAACGGACGATTGCCTCTTCGAACTACAACGTCGAATCGGACATGATCGACAACCTCGTCTCTTTGTTCGGCGCCCATATTCTGTTCGACGACATTGACTTTGCCATGTCAATTGAGATGAAGCAGAAAGTGATCGACGCTGCTACTGCCAAGCACTTCGTCAAACTAATCGATTGAGGAACTGTGACCAACACCCTATATTTCAAAGTATTCGAACTCACACCCAGCATCGACATTCACTACTGGGAAGTCCGGTCGTCCGAGAACAAGACGATTGCGTCCGCACACAACCACTTCGATACGCGTGACGAAGCTATCAAGAACTGTGTCGAGGTCTTCGGTCCGCTACTTCGTGAACCGGATTTCTTGATGATCTTCGACCAGGACGAAGCACGCGACAAGATTCGAGCAGAGTACGAACGCCAATTCCCGCAATCCAATGTATGGACGACCAACGGCTACGGACAGGCTGAGTGATGACTGACACGCTATATCTCAAAGAGAAGCTCGTCGAGGGTGAGACCAAGTACTCGTGGTTCTACTCGACGAACTCCATGAGCGCCGAGTCTACCGACTTCACGAACGAAGACAAGATGATCGAACACTTCGTCGGGGTCTTTCGCGAAGAGCTCTTTGATGAGACGAAACTCGTTGTCGAAGCAACTGAGGCGCAGCGAGACAAGATTCTCGTCGAGTACCAGAAGCAATTCGGCGTTGTCGATATTCCAACCGAGACCGAACCACCAGCCGACCCAACCTAAGGAGTTAGATGCATGATCGCCATCAGACCGCGTCACCCGGACAAGCTATATTTCGAGTCGATGTCGGTCGAAGGCATCGTGCATTATCGCTGGGTTCTCAAGTCGACTCACGACGATGACGAACTCCCTCTCGTCACGACCCCGTTCACCTACACGTGCAAAGAATCCGCCATCCACAACGGCGTTGTTCTTTTCGGTTGCTTACTTATAGAAGGCATCATCGACGTGGCAGATCCCGATATTCGTGAGGAGCTGCTAGAAGAATGTCGCCTCAACCCCGACCTAACGAAAGGCTAGATCTATGTGGTGGTCTATCTTCTTGGCCGTGATTGGTGTCACAGGCCTATATTTGACAACCCAAAAGAACGTTCTCGGATTCGCGATCGGTGTCGGCGTGCAGATCCTTTGGGTCGTCTACGCTCTGGCGACTGGTCAGTACGGTTTCATCCTCAGCGCTTTGGCTTACGGTGCGGTCAACATCATCGGACTGCGTAAGTGGACGAAGGACGCACGAGCCGAAAGCTCAGGAAAGGCCGAAGAGGCCATGAAAGCTCTTGGGGTGCGCTTCCTATATTTCACTGGCGTCAACCCTGAGTACCCTCCGCACTACTGGGAGCTCAAGACTGCGTACGGCAACGTCGTTCAGCAGAGCCTCAGCTACCAGGACGAGATGGGCGCCATCAAGAACGCCGTGGCCGTCTTCGGCGACAAGCTGTTCGACTCGAACTACATCGTCATCGATACGAGCCCGGATATTCTCGCCAAGCTCAGGCGCGAGTACCACACGTCTCGGGAGATCCATGGTAGTCGACAGTCATATCCAGCCGAAGCAATGCGTATGTCTTCCCTACCGCCCATGCCCGACCCCTACCATTCCATGCAACCGACCCGTGTTCACCACAACCCCCGACCCGTTAACTGGGTCACTGGAGACTGATAAAACGTGATCCTCATCGACATTCTGTTACTTGCGCTCTGGCTCTACGGCTTATATTTGTCGAGTCAGAGCCTGACATTCGGCTATGTGCTGACACTAACTGTGCCGGTCGCCTGGATCATCTACGAAGTATCAGAGGGTAGATACGGACTCGTAATCATGGTGGTTGCAGTCGGGAGCACCTACGCTTTAGGCGTGGCTTGTTGGCTCAAACGGAAACACTCTCGTCGACCGAAGCCGCCTCGCAAGCTATATTTCGTTGACGAAGATGGCGCTATTCATTGGGAGTACCTATCTTCGGACGGGAAACTCATTCACGCGTCGAGAGATTTCTACAGCCCAAAGATTGCGGCTATCGATGCGGTCTTCTCGCTTGAGGGCGACTTTTCCCAAGACGACAGAGATCTTCACATCATCGGAAAACAAGAAGTCGTGGATCAGTTCTATCTAGAGAGTGTCCGACTTCGAGAAGACAGGAAAGATCTATGACCCACTGGGAACTTATATTGGTCGGGATCTTGGTCGTCGGTCTTGTGTTGGCCAACTTCAAGAAGACACGAATGCTGGGGATGCTGATCAGCTTCTTCGCACCTCTGTTCCTGCTGTTCTACTTCTTGATTGACGGACGATACGAGCTCGTCAGCTATCTCCTCACATTCATGCTCACCTATACTCTGCTCCCATATATGTGGGGTAAGAACGAAAAGAAAGAAGAAACTAAGTGATCGGCAACTCCAACATCACGCTTCTCAGCGGATTCGATTTCGATCTCATTCAGGAAGTCGGCTCGGACCAGATCATCTGTCAGGCGGCACGAGTTTCGACCAAGGGTGCTGACGCTTTCGGCACAGACGAGTCTGCCGGCCTGATGAACTTCCTCATGTCCGGACGACATGGCTCTCCGTTCGAGCACGGTCTGATGAGCTTCCGAATCACGGCGCCCATATTCGTGTGGCGTGAGTTCATGCGCCATCGCATCGGCTTCTCGTACAACGAACAGTCGGGTCGCTACATGGAGTTGCTGCCGGTCTTCTATATTCCGCCGGCTCATCGTCCACTGGTCCAGATCGGAAAGGCTGGCGCCTACACCTTCGTAGATGGTACGGACGAGCAGCACGAAACCACGATCGAAGAGCTTCGAATCGCTTACACGTGGGCATGGGATTCCTACCGAAACATGCTCAACCGAGGGATCGCCAAGGAAGTGGCTCGAATCTGTTTGCCTGTGGCGACATATTCTTCGGCCTACGTAACGTGTAATCCGCGTTCGATGATGAGCTTCCTGTCTCTGCGAACCAAGGAGGAGGGGTCCAAGTTCCCGTCATATCCTCAGTGGGAGATCGAACAGGTGGCTCGAAAGATGGAAGCGGTATTCAAGGAACTTTACCCATTGGCCTACGAGGCGTTCAACGCCAACGGGCGAGTCTCTCCCTAAGGAGATGCATCATGCGCTTGAAGATGAACCAGCTTGCCGCCACGGCCCCCGCACCGAAGATATTCTACTGCCCTCGGTGTGACCGACCGTTCGCACAAGGAACGAAGTCTCTACAGACGCTCTCGAGCGATCTGCTGAAGCATGTACACGAAGCACATCCGGATTACGATTCGGAATGGTACGACACATATCCTGAGGACGCACACCCTCTACCCAAAGCTGTGTGATCGTGGCTTACACACATCACGGACACCATATCCCGGGGACTGACCCCAACGATCCACCGCGCCCTTTGCTTCAATTGCGTTGTGGCGGACCAACAGTCTGTCATCAATGCGAAGTCGAAGCATCTCTACTTACCAACTGAAAGCGAACAATCTAATGGCTTACACGACGCACGGTCACCATATTCCGAAGTCGACCACTTCCGGCCCCTTCATCGGCGCTGTCCACCGTTGTGGTGGTCCTACCAAGTGCGACAAGTGCGCGCTCGAAGTTGTGCATTTCCTCAGCAACGGTGGAAAGCTCGTCAACGACGTCACCCCTCGAACCAACATCGAGGGTCTGAAGGTCGAGAAGTACCAGCGCAAGACGTTCGACGTCGATGCGGTCCAGGTGACTGCCGACAATCTCGAACTGGTGGCGTCCTGGTGTGGTGGATCTATCATCACCGAGCAGGTGGCCAACGAGGAGGACGCTCTTCTGCCGGCTCCGCCCAAGCGCTACGTTCTGGTCCCGGTCGCCAAGCCGCTCAACAAGCGACAGACCGAGGCATACATCGGAGACTGGGTTCTCTGGGCCGATCGAGGTTTCAAGGTCTACGGTGAGAAGCCGTTCTCCAGGAGCTTCAACAAGTCCAAGGATATTCCGGTCGAGCTGCTCACCACGACGGAGAATGTCTGATGGCTAAGGGAACCAAGAAGCCGGCATCGGTCATCGACACGATCAAGCAGGCAAACGAGAACGACGGCAAGCCGTTCATCATTCGTATTGGGGTTGGTCGCCCACCCAGAGCCATGTGCTCTTGTGGATGGGATACCCCACCAAACGAGAATCTGATCGAACTCGGCACGGCCGCTTTCGGACATCGTGACGACACAGGTCATCAGCTTCGACGGCCGGACGACGCACCAGACTACATGTGACCATATTCCTGAGAGGGGCGGGTACTCACCACGAGTGCTCGCCTCTCTTGGGAGCATCTAAAAATTCAGACTTAATACCCTATTTGAGTCTGCCAACACAAAGCAGGGGGATCCATGATCGACGATGAGGAGCAGTATCAGAGTCAAAGTATCCACCAGTTCATGCTCGAAGTAGTGACCACCTATATTCTGACCTTTCTCACAGGCGGGCTTTGGCTCGTGTGGATGTTGGTCCGCAAGAAGTAAGGCGCCCCATGTCGGTAATCGTCTACGACTTCGATTCGTACAGCTGCATGATTACCAGTTCCAAAGATTCATCCAACTCGTACGCCACCCACATCAAGCTATATTCCAAGGAGACTATCATGGCTACTCGAACCACCAACAAGCGTAAGTACGGCCTCTTCAACTTCGCGATCGACGTCATCCTGACTCTCATCACGTCGGGGTTCTGGCTGATCTGGGTCTTCGTCCGCGAGATGCGCAACCGTCGCTGACCCCCACTTACCCTGCCCAACACACCTATATTTGAGGAGACTATCGTGGCAAAAGGTCGTAAGTACGGATTGTTCAACCTATTCTGGGACGTCGTCCTGGTCATGATCACCGGAGGACTTTGGGTCCTGTGGATTGTTATTCGAGAGGTGCGTCTCTGATGGCTACTGGAGACAAGATCGACTGGGGTCTGCTCGCTATCGAGTACAACGAGTACATGATGTATTCTAAGGAAACCTACATGGACGCATACCGGTCGTTCTGGAACGATCGTGGTGGTCGAGATCGATATTTCACCACCAACCATGACGGCAAAGAGATCAAGCGAGAATTCCTCGGTCCGCCTGCAAACCAAAGAGTTCTGTCGGATTCTCCGCCGGAGCAAACTTTCGGGTCGCCACTGCCGATCCAGCCATATTCGGTCGAGATTTCCTATGCATCCTCCGGGACAGTGTTTGTCGATGCGACGATGAGTGCGTTCGGATTGAAGCAGACCCTTCTCCACTACACCAATCTTTGTGAGGAAGAGTGCGATCAACTCATCGTTTCGCTTGACAAGTTTGGACGCTGGGAAGTAGCAGGCGGAACCGGCATACCTCAGCCCTTCACCCTAACTTTGACTGTGAGGAAGTGATTATGACGCCGAGAATTGACTGGACGTTGCTCTCGAACGAATGGGAGAAGTTCTGGATCGCATTCCGAGACGAAGAGAACAAGGCTACAGTTCTCAATGCGTTCTGGAACATGCGTGGTGGTAGAGGTCGATATTTCTACACAGGAGCAAGTGGTCTCGAGTTCCCAAGAGGACGCTATCCGGTTGGCGATGATGGATCCGAGAGCATCTACACCGTCACGCCGTTAGACAAGTTGAAAGGACAACCTTCATCAGAACCTGTAAAACCTCCGAAGGAAGTGGAACGTGTCACAGCGATCCATATTCTGATCGAGGACGGTGGACGAACCGTCATGCTCGGAGAGAATGCGAAGATCATCTCTTGCATGATTCCGAAAGACTCGAGCAGTCACATCAAGGTCTGGGTTCAGGACGACTCGGGGTCGGCTCTTCGCAACTACAAGTTCACTCTTCTCGGTGAGTTGAACGTCGTTCCCGAAGGGTCATATTTCGTCCAGACGATCGTGGACAAGGACGATCATCCCTGGCACATCTACGTCCAGAAGCTCGAAGCGTAACCCATCCATATTCACCACACCTATCAAGGAGATCTAGATGACCGACATGAACTTCGTAAGCACCGAGCTGGGACGAACCCTGGACCACATGCGCAGCACTCTTCTTCACGAGCTGTACGGGGCTGCTGGAACTGACGAGCCGTGGGCAAGCGAGCCGGCAACGGTTATTCTGCAGAAGTACCTCAGCTTCCGCAACGCTGAGCGAGATTCTCTCAAAGACCAGGTCGATCGCCTGACGCAGGAGAAGACCGAGGCTGTCGGAAAGTTGGCCGCAGCATCCATCTCGAATCATTCCAAGGACGAGATCGTAGAGGGCGCCCTGGACGAGATGCTCGATATTCTCCAGATCGAATGGGAGATCCAGAGTTCTGCCAACGCCAAGTTGGAGCTCGTCGTCGACCATCTTCGTCGGCAGTCAGGGAAAGAAACTCTGGCGTCCGGATGGTTGGACTCTCTTCTGGATATTCTCGACATCGACACCTCAGAGATCGAGCAAGACGCCCCGCCGAAAGTCAAGGGTCGAGCGATCTATCTAGCCGTCGAGAAGCTTAAGGAGGGTCGTAATGCTGAAGATCTGGGTGATGTGGAAGATGGCTCGAAGGATCTGGAAGATCGGGAAAGTGGTGCGGAGAAGTCGGAAAGCGTAGAGACGGTAGAGGGTGTTCTCGATCTGCTTCTGCACACGCTGAACGTCGACACCACCGATATTTCGACCATCGACAGCAAGCGTGACAAGATCGTCAAGACGATCAGAGCAATGCGAGCCAACGAGGCTGCGATGAGTGAGGAGCTGTTCGATCTAAATCGGATTGCGGCCATCAAAGATCTCCACACCTACTTCGATGGTCTCATCCAGGCTCTTCAGATCGAGGGCGATATTTACCCGTCGGTCGAAAAGAAGAAGCACGCAATCCGCGAACGAGCTTTCCAGCTTCTCGGTGATTTGAAGGATCACGAAGGGATTGTCAACGACATCGTAGTCTCCGTCTACGGGAAGGAGAACGATATTCCAGAGGACTTCACCACCTCACAGAAGCTGATGAAGATTCAAAGCGACTTCCGTCAGGGTTCGAAGCGGGTGCTCAACCGTGGAGACATCCAGAAGATCCACAACTCTCTGAAGTCGATGCTCCATCGAGCAGGCGGCGATATTTCCAACATCAAGGGGGATCTGGTAGATCTCGCGGCGTACACCGAGCGGTTCGTGTTCAACACTCTGATTCACGGGGATGCGGGAGATGCAGGCGAAATTTCAGTCTTTCCGATCGAGGTGATGCGGATGATCCACAACAGCCTTGAGGAGATCATTCGACAGCACGGCGAGGATACGCATCCGGACGAGACGACCGCTCATATTGCGGAGAGGGCTTTGACTCTCGTTCTGTCCAAGCAGGCATCTCTCTGATCCACAACCATATTCTGCTACACCCAACCTATACGGAGGAATCTATGAACAACGACACAATCGCCGCCGAACTGGGGCGGTCTCTCAGTGAGATTCGGAACACGCTTCTCAAAGAGTTCACGAAGATGGCGGCACCTGAGGGAACGTTCGACGAGGTCTCTACGCATTCGATGCTGGTGGAGTACATCGAGATCTGCCGGCAGTACCGGGAAGAAGCCGCTACCAAAATCGAGATGCTGATTCAAGAGGACTTGAAGCATCCGAGACTCAAGCCTGAACTAGTCGTCCCAGAAGTGGTCGATGCTCGGGAATCTCTGAATGCGATCGTCGTTTCATGCGGAGGCGAAGTCATAGAGGACGAGAACCTTCGCCGCTTGGCTCAGCGAGCGGCAGACTTGTCTCGGAACCGAGCGCGAGTGATGAGCAACAATGAGGTCGAGAAGGTCAACGAACACATGATGTGGACTTACGTCGCAGCGCTCGAAAATGTTCTCGGGATCTACACGCTAAGGCCCACGTTGGACAGTCGCAAGCAGGCCATCATCGACAAGCTCGCAGGAACCAGTCGCATAGATGTTCTAGATCGTGTTCTCGAAACTCTGGGTGGCACTCCAGATCCTAACGAGGATAAGGCTGCACTCAAGGCTCGTGTAACTCGAATGACGAGGGAGGCGTTGGGGATGACCAACGGGATCGAGACGAACCTCTCCTACAGCGATGGTTACAAAGCGTCCGAGGAGATTCGCAAGAGTCTCGTGGGGATTCTTGAAGCTGCAGGCAAGACGGTGGAGCCGGATGAGTCGCTGTTCTATATTTCCGGTCGAGTGCAGGAACTCGTGGGGCAGCTGACCAAGTGCATCAGTACTCCGAGTCTGGAGGCAATCGAGAACGGTCTCAAGAAGATCATTCAGGATGCCGGCGTTACGGTTCGCGACGATGCGAGTCTGGTCGAGTTGGCGGCTCGTGTCCAAGCTCTGGTCGAGAAGACTCACTGATTCACACCCATATTTACAGGCTCGTAGGGGGCTCTAAACTGCTCTCTACGGGCCTGTAATATGGGGAATGCACAATCCTGTGAAGTAGGGGTCTCAAGGCTTCACAGAGGCGCTCAGCGTCGCATGAAAAACACGTCATATGATGAGAACCCACTAACGAAACCAGACTCAGGCCCTCAACTGAGATCCAGGTCGTTGGTGGGTTTTCGTCTTCCCTACCAACCCTATATTTTTGTCATAGGGTATGGTCTCGCAAACTTATGAAAGGCAACCCTATGCACTACGACAGCAAAGCAGCCCAGTACGACGCCGAGGTTCCGACTTTGGATGAGAGCACGTCTCCCGAGTCGTACACCCGCACACGCAAGTGTATCGAGTTCACGGCGTTCTTCTTGCTCAGCTATGCCGTCGCGCTGGTGGTCATCTACACGCTTCTCAAACTGTTCGGCGTATAGAAAGGAGTAGAGGATGCTGTTCGGCTCCCACGACTTCCAACTCGACGACACGCAAAGCTGTGGGGATCGCATCCAACAACTCCGTATGCGGATCCTGGTCCACTCATATTTGTACTACGAGCTGGATCAGAACATTCTCACAGATCGGGAGTTCGACACTCTCGCCTACGAGCTGGTCGACTTACAGAAGCGATATCCTGAGGTCTCGGAAGCGGTGTGGTACGAGCGTGACGCTTTCAGAGACTTCGACGGCTCCACGGGATTCCATCTCCCATACAAGAAGAACGAAGTAGTTCCCCAGATCGCACAGATCCTCATAGACACTGTGGGGAACGAGACGCCGGCCGAGGCCGATGACGAGCACTACTATATTCCCCGGCTCGACGAGCTACACAAGACAGAAGAGAAGAAGGAGAGACCCATGGGAGGTGTGCAACTTTATCCACATCAACAGGAGGCTGTAGAGAAGCTGTCCAACGGCAAGGTACTGGTCGGAGGTGTAGGGACGGGCAAGACGATCACGTCGCTCGTATATTTCTACACCAAGGTCATGGGCGGCACGTTGGGTGACCCCGCATCCATCAAGACACCGAAGGACATCTACGTCTTCACCACGGCCCGAAAGCGTGACGAGCTGGACTGGCAGAAGGACGCAGCCAAGCTGATCATATCTCGGGAACGGGACGCTTCTGTCTGTGGTATCAAGCTCACGGTCGACTCCTACAACAACATCAAGAAGTATGCCAGCGTCAAGGATGCATTCATCATTCTCGACGAGCAGCGCATGGTGGGATCCGGTGCATGGACACGCGCCTTCATATCCATGGCCAAGCACAACGAGTGGATCATGCTCAGTGCCACACCGGGTGACAAGTGGGAGGACTATATTCCACTGTTCATCGCCAACGGGTTCGTGAAGAATCGCACCGAGTTCAAGCGGAACCACATCGTCTACGCCTCCTACTCCAAGTTCCCGAAGGTGGAGCGATATTTGGAGGTCGGCAAGCTGCTCAAGTGGCGTCGTCAGATTCTGGTAGAGATGCCGTACGCCCGACACACCACGCGCAATCTCCATGACGTGACAGTTCCGCACGACAAGGAGAAGATGGATCTGGTCGTCAAGAAGCGGTGGAACCCGTACGAGAACCGCCCACTCAAGGACGTCGCCGAGATGTTCATCTGCATGCGGAGGGTGGCATATTCTGACCAGTCCCGTCGAGAGGCTGTGATCCAGCTACTCAAACACAACCACCCCCGACTGATCGTGTTCTACAACTTCAACTACGAGTTGGAGATTCTACGGACGATCGCCAAGGACATGCCAGGTTTGGAGGTTGCCGAGTGGAATGGCCAGAAGCACGAGCAGGTTCCGACTGGGGAGCACTGGCTATATCTTGTGCAGTACGTGGCTGGAGCTGAGGCGTGGAACTGCGTTGCTACGGACGCGATCTGCTTCTACTCCCAGACGTACTCGTACAAGAACTTCGAACAAGCACAGGGAAGGATCGACAGGCTCAATACGCCCTTCAAGCAACTGCACTACTACATTTTGAAGAGCACGAGCCAGATTGATCTTGCCGTTTCTCGGTCACTTTCTGAAAAGAGGTCTTTCAACGAGTCCGAAATGTCCGACTTTTGGTGAAAATCTGAAAACTTAATACCCTATAGAAAAGGCGAAATTATAGGGTATTAAGATTCGGGATTTTGGGGTGTTTTGGGGTGTTTTTGCGGTGGGCTTTGAGATTTGGCAGTGAACCTTGGTTGACGACCTGGGAAAACGACAAAATTCTGCCAAAAACTAACCCTAAACCTTTCCCTAGAAAGAACAACTTAATACCCTATAATAGTGGGTATATAGGTTATTAAGTTGGTTCTACAAAAGTTTTTTTCCGGACAAATCTTGGCAAAAGTGACGAGCACACAGGAACGAGACAAACATGCCTGAAATCTGGATGCCTATCCGTGATTTTCCAAAGTATCTCATCAGTCCAGAAGGAGCCATCAAGAACAAGCAAAGGCGATTGCTCGTTAAAACCAGCCAGAACGCTCAGGGCGTCGTTATGGTGAAGCTTATGGGGGATGATGGCCGACACACCCGTTCAGTCGCTCTGCTGGTCGCTCAGGCCTATCTACCGCCCCCTCGTAATCCCTCCTACAACTCGGTCATATTCTTGGATGGTGATCGAACCAACTGTTCGGCCCTGAATTTGATGTGGCGTCCTCGTTGGTATGCGGTTCGCTACCACAAGATGTTCGAGCGTGAACCCATGAACATCTCTGTGATGATCGAGGACACGGGCGAGACCTTCGGCACTCTTCGAGAGGCCTGCATGAAGTATGGGCTCGACGAGCAGTATACCTATATCGACATGCTCAACGGTGATCCCTGTTTCCACTACGGATACCGGTTTCGTCACCTAAGTGAGTAAAGTGGGTATTTTACCGCACACAAAACATGGTATATAATAGAAGGGATAGAATACCTCTGCCACGAATTCGTGGTTTTAACTTTTGGTCAGGAGGCCTTGCGGTGGCAAGAGAAAGCGTTTACCAGGCAAGACTCATCAAGAAGCTGCATCAGCTCTATCCCGGATGCATCGTACTGAAGAATGACTCCAGCTACATGCAGGGCATTCCTGATCTCACCATCCTCTATCAGAAGAACTGGGCCGCACTCGAAGTAAAGGCTAAGGAGCCTAACAGCTCCACTATATTTCAGCCTAACCAGGAATGGTTCATCGAGACCATGAATGACATGTCGTTCGCAGCCTGCATCTATCCCGAGAACGAGAAGGAAGTACTTCGTGGACTTCAACAAGCACTGGCACCTCGAAGGCAAGCACGCGTTCCTGTCCGCTAGTCAGTACCATTGGATTCGGTATGACGAGGAAAAGCTTGCCGGCACGTTCCTCAGACACAAAGCTAAGCAGCGTGGAACCGAGCTTCATGCGCTTGCGTACGATCTTATTCGGTTTGGCGTCAACCTTCCGAAGAACAACAAGACTCTGAATCGGTATGTCAACGATGCGATCGGTTATCGTATGACTCCCGAACAGGTGCTGGTATATTCTGACAACGCTTTCGGTACTGCGGATACAATCTCGTTCCGAAAGAACAAACTCCGTGTGCATGACTTGAAGACTGGCGAGCATCCGGCCAACGGTGAGCAGCTCGAAGTCTACAACGCGTTCTTCTGCCTGGAGTACATGATCAAGCCCTTCGAGATCGAGATCGAGAATCGGATCTATCAGAATGATGATTGCATCGTGTTCGAACCCGATCCTGCCAAGATCACGCACATCATGGATCGAATCATCACGTTCGACAAGATCATCGACAGCATCAAGTCGGAAGTCTGAACCAACCATATTTGAACGGAGGAACGCAGAGTGCTAATCGATGAAGATGACTACTTGGCGCACTACGGTATTCTGCGTCGTTCGGGCAGATACCCTTGGGGTTCAGGTGGTACTCCTGAGCAGAACCATCGATCCTTCTACGGCATGATCGAAGCTATGCGTGCCGAAGGTATGAGTGATGCGGAGATCGCTAAGGGTTTCGGTATCTCGACTCGTGACTACCTCGCTCTCAAGTCCATCGCGGGCAACGAGATCAAGGCTGCCAATCGTGCTCGAGCTGAGATCCTTCGAGCTACCGGCATGTCGAACAAGGCAATCGCTGAAGAGATGGGTCTCGCTGGCGAGTCTTCGGTTCGTTCTCTGTTGGCTCCTGGTGCTGCCATGCGAGCTGATCAGAACCAGGCAGTTGCCGATCTTCTGAAGGATCAGATCAAGGATGGTGGATACCTCGACATCGGAGCCGGCAACGAGCTCTATGTTGGGATGTCTCGTACCCAGTTCGATACTGTGATCGCTGGTCTTCGTAATGAAGGTTACGTCGTCCATCCGGTTCAGGTCGATCAGGTGGGCACCAACACCAAGACTCTGATCAAGGTTCTTGCTCCTGAAGGCACCGAATACAAGGACATCGTTACGAGTCCCGAAGACATCAAGTCCATCGCTGTCAAGCTCAAGGATGGCGAGATCGAACACATCCGTCCTCCCGAGATGCTGGACTCCAAGCGAGTCAAGGTTGTCTATGCAGAGGATGGCGGCACTGAGGCTGACGGTACTATGTACATCCGTCCTGGTGTCAATGATCTGGATCTTGGTGGCGCTCAGTATGCGCAGGTTCGTATCGCTGTTGATGGCACGCACTACCTCAAGGGTATGGCTGTCTACAAGAGCGACCTTCCTCCTGGCGTCGACGTTGTGTTCAACACCAACAAGTCGGACACGGGCAACAAGCTCGATGCTATGAAGAAGATGAACCGGCTTCCTGAGCTCGATGCCAACGGCAAGGCAGTCAAGGATGCAAAGGGTGAGACTGTCTTCACTGACAAGATCGACATCTCTAATCCTTTCGGTGCAACCATCAAGCCTGGTGGTCAGCGTGGGGTACTGAATGTTGTGAATGAGGAAGGCGACTGGAACAAGTGGTCTAAGAACCTCGCGTCTCAGATGCTTTCGAAGCAGCAGCCTACGCTGGCTAAGGAACAGTTGGATCGTCTCTTCGGAGACAAGAACTCTGAGCTCAATGAGATCATGGCTCTGACCAACCCTGCAGTCAAGAAGAAGTTGCTTCAGTCCTATGCCGATGGTGTGGATGCTGATGCCGTACATCTTCAGGCAGCTGCCATGCCTCGTCAGGCAACACAGGTCATCCTTCCTGTGAGTGGTCTCAAGGACACGGAGATCTATGCTCCGAACTTCCGCAATGGTGAGCGCGTCGCTCTGATTCGCTACCCTCATGGTGGAACCTTCGAGATCCCTGAGCTCACTGTGAACAACCGACATCCTGAAGCTAGGAAGCTTCTTGGTACCTCGCCTAAGGATGCTGTCGGTATCAACTCCAAGGTTGCTGAACGTCTGTCTGGTGCGGACTTCGATGGCGATACTGTTCTCGTCATCCCTAACAGTTCGGGTAAGATCAAGAGCACGCCAGCTCTCGAGGGTCTTAAGAACTTCGACCCTAAGGCTAGGTACCCAGCTTACGAGGGTATGAAGCCTATGACTGCTAAGCAGAAGCAGCAGGAGATGGGCAGTGTCTCTAACCTGATCACCGACATGACAATCAAGGGTGCCAACTCTTCCGAGATTGCTGCAGCTGTTCGTCACTCGATGGTTGTGATTGATGCTGAGAAGCATAAGCTCAACTACAAACAGTCTGCCATTGACAACAACATTGTCAGTCTCAAGAAGAAGTACCAGGCTCGACCAGATGGTACTCCTGGTGGTGCGGCAACTCTGATCTCTCGGAGTACTTCTGAGGTTCGAGTCAACGAGCGCAAGATCGGTTACAAGATCAATCCCGACACAGGCGAGAAGATCTTTACCGAGACAGGCAAGGGTTACACCAAGACCAAGGTCAACCCTAAGACTGGTGTGATTACGGAGAAGTTCATCCCCCGTACACAGAAGTCTACTAAGGGTGCGGAAGCTAAGGATGCCCACTCTCTTTCTTCGGGTACTCGAATGGAAGAGATCTATGCGGATCATTCGAATCGTCTGAAGGCTTTGGGTAACTCTGCTCGGAAGTCTTTGATGGCTACGAAGTCGACACCCTATTCCGACTCTGCTCGTAAGGTGTACGCCACCGAAGTAAAGTCCCTTGATGCGAAGCTCAACATCGCACTCAAGAACGCACCCCGTGAAAGGCAGGCCCAGCTCATAGCCAATGCCACCATCAAACAGAAGCGTGATGCTAACCCGAACATGGAGCATGACGAACTGAAGAAGGTGAAGGCTAAAGCATTGGTCACTGCTCGTGCTCGAACAGGCGCAAGCAAAGAGCTGATCAACATCACTGACAGTGAGTGGGAGGCTATCCAGGCTGGAGCAGTGAGTACATCTAAGCTCACTAAGATCCTGGACAACACCAACCTTGATCGAGTCAAGGAGCTGGCTACCCCTCGCAAGAACACAGTGATGACCGACCTCAAGCAGCAGCGTGCTCGTCAGCTACTCGCAAGCGGGCGCACTCAGTCTGAGGTTGCCGACATCCTTGGCGTTCCCCTATCCACCCTCTCGTCTAGCTTGAAGTAAGGAGTAGACATGGATGACTACATGCTCTCGACATCTGACAATCCATTCAATCCTTACACACAGTGGGAACAGTGGTATGCCTTTGATGCAGCGGCCGGGTACCATACCCCTGCCTACCTGGCAAGGATTGTGGTAACATCTCACGAGCTGAGCGAGGCTGACCAATTGCTTGCGATTCAGCAAGGGATTGATGAGATCCTCGAAATGAACTTGACTGGAAACTACATCAAGGTCATGAACCCCGCAGCCTGAGAAAGCCCTACCCCACATGCCGAGCCCCATCAGTCTCTAGAAGTTTTAGGGATTGGTGGGGTTTGGTATGCTGCATCCAGAACACAGATTCTTAAATTTTGCCCATATTCCCCATAACCATGGTCGCAATTTTTATATCCCACACCCCTGTGTGTAGAAAATTTCGGAATTGAAACACGGCATCTCAAAATTTGCGGTGTTTTGTTAGCTTTCCGAAGTTTGTGTTGAATGTTCGAAGGTAGGGGGGAGGGGTCTCGCAAACGGCACCCCCCTCTGCATCGCCGCCCT